TATTCCTTCAGAACTAGCTTCATTCTTACCAACCTTAGCAAAAGCTTCGGCAACTACTCCAATAACCATAGCTATATTTTTAGATGCAGCACTTATTTCGGCTTCACCTAATTTAATAATTCCTTTAGGTACTAATTTGGCTTTTGAAGTTCCGGCATTAACAACTTCATATTCAGTATATTGCATAGTAGCAAAAGCTTGAACACCTTGAGCAAGAGATACGATAGTATCACCTGAATGTTTAAGAGCAGCAATACCGGCAGAAACAAAACCACCACCAAATATTGCATCATATATAGGATTTCCTGAAGGTTGACCCTTTTCTAATCTACCTACTAATGCAAATGGTTCAGCAATAGCACCAATAACTTTAGCCATTCCATTAGCTGCAGTCTCAAAATCTCCTTCATTTAATTTTCTTCTTGCCTTTATAACTAATTTAGCCTTTGATGTTCCAGGATTAACAACCTCATATTCATTTACTTCTAATTTTGCCCATGCTTGTACACCTTGAGCAAGTGATGAAAGTACATTACCTGCCATACTAAGTGACATAATACCTATCATCAAATCAACTGGATCGATATTAATACCTAATTCCTTTTGTCTCTTTTTATCAGTAACTAAAGTGAATGCTTTTGCAATAGAACCTATTGTAGATTCTAAAACAACTCCATCTTCAGTCGTAAATCCAGAAGCTTTAAATATTGTTAATCCTTTAGATATCGCAATTAACGCAACTCCGGCACCTACCATTGCTGGTACCGTTATTGTTAATAACGCAGCTCTAGCTGCTGCTTGACCAGCAAATTTAAGTCCTTCAACAATTCCACCTGGAAATTTACCACCAAGGAAACCATTAATTACTGCACTTAAACCATATTCTAAGCTATCTCCATCTTCTTTTGTAAAACCAGAAGATTTGAATATTGCAAGAGCTGCAGTTAAAGGAAGTAAAGCTATACTAGCTAATCCTATTGCCACTGCACCTAAGGCAATAAGAATCGAAGATGCTCCAGCAGAAGTCATTGAATTTGCAACCGAGTCGATTGCACTACTTATAGCAGTTGCATCTTCTTTTTTGAAATCCATAAGTTTGAATATTCCAATTCCAACTGATAAAACTATCAACGAAACTCCTGCTAATCCCATTGCAATTGCTCCTGCTCCAATAAGAATAGAAGCTAATCCAGCCGCTGCCATTGCAAGACCTAATCCTACAACTACAGCACCTAATACGATGCCATCTTCGGCAGTAAATTTAGTAGCTTTGAATATTAATAAAGCTACGGAAATAATGATTAATGGTATTGCTGCAGCCATCATAGCTACTGAACCTTCAATAATAAGAGCGGCTTCAGCTCCAAATGATGACATTGCAAGGCCTAATCCTACGACTATAGCTCCTAATATAACAGCATCTAATAAAGTAAGATTAGCAGCTTTAAATATCATAAGAGCTACTCCAAGTATTATAATTGATATCGCCATTATACCTAAGGCAATAGCTCCTTTCTGTAATTCTTTACCAAATTTTCCAATTCCGTATAATAACAGAGCAAATCCTGCTACAACAACTAATGTAAATATTGCAGATTGAGCGGTTACTAATAAATTAAAGGCTAATATCGCTAATCCGAAAAGTATAATTGCAAATCCTAAAATAACAAGAGAAGTTACACCTCTTTTAACATCTTTAGTACCCATTGCTCTTAATGCAAATGATAATAAAAATAAAACTCCTGTCATAATTAAAGCACCTATCAAAACTATAGGAGCTAATAAAGTAACTACAACCATTGCTAATGTAAATAATAAAATACCTTTAGCTAAAGTAAGTACTGAATTCATAGCATCGGTACCTTCTTTTTTAGCAGTTCCCATTGCAAATAATAAAAGCCTAATAGTAAGTCCGAATAAAATAGCACCAATCATTGCGATAGGAGCTAATATAGTAAATATAACCATTGCAAAACCGAATAGTAAAACTCCTTTAGCTAAATTAAGTACCGAATTCATTGCATCGATTGCACCTTGATTAGCAGTTCCGGCAGTCATTAATAATAATCTAACGGTAAGACCAAATAAGACAGCTCCAATCATTGCAAATGGAGCAAGTATAACGTAAATAGCTAATGCAATTCCAAATAATAAAACTCCTTTAGCTAATGTAAGTACAGATTTCATTGCCTCAATAGATTGAGGGTTTGCTGTTCCGGCAGATAATAATAGAAGTCTAACCGACAATCCGAACATTACTGCTCCTACCATTGCGATAGGAGACATAACTGCAAATAATACCATCGATAATCCAAATAATAAAGCACCTTTTGCTAAAACAAGAACTGATTTCATTGCCTCAATAGATTGAGGATTTGCAGTACCAGCAGATAATAATAAAAGTCTAACTGACAATCCGAACATTACTGCTCCAATCATAGCTACCGGTGAAATAACTGCGTAGATTGCCATCGCAAGACCAAATAATAAGGCACCTTTTGCTATAGCCAATACAGAATTCATTGCCTCTATTGATTGAGGATTAGCAGTTCCAGCCGAAAGAAGTAATAACCTAACTGACAGACCGAACATTACTGCTCCAATCATTGCAATAGGAGATATTGCCGCATAGATTACCATCGCAAGACCAAATAATAAGGCACCTTTTGCTATAGCCAATACAGAATTCATTGCCTCTATTGATTGAGGATTAGCAGTTCCAGCCGAAAGAAGTAATAGCCTAACTGTCAAACCGAACATTACTGCTCCTACCATCGCTAATGGAGAAATAACTGCGTAGATTGCCATTGCAATACCGAAAAACAAAGCTCCTTTACCAATAAGCGTAGCTAAATAAATAGAATCAAGTGCCTGTTCATCAACTGTTCCGGCAGATTTCATTAATAATCTGACGGTAAGACCAAACATTACAGTTCCTATCATTGCTAAAGGAGAAATTACCGCATATAAAGCCATTGCAATACCGAATAATAAAGTATTCTTGCCTATAAATGTAGCTAAATAAACGGATTCAAGTGATTGTTCATCAACTGTTCCGGCAGATTTCATTAATAATCTGACGGTAAGACCAAACATCGTAGCTCCAATCATTGCTAAAGGAGAAATTACTGCATATAATGCCATTCCTAAACCAAATAATATAGTAGATTTAGCTAAGCCATTAACTGCTGCCATTGCTTTCACATCTGATTCATTGACAACTCCAGCGGATTTCATTAGTAGATTAATAGTCAATCCAAACATTACTGCACCAATCATTGCTAATGGTGATATGATCGAATAAAGAGCCATACTAAGACCAAATAATATAGTAGATTTAGCTAAGCCATTAACTACTACCATCGATTTCATAGTTGATTCATCAACAGTACCGGCAGTCTTTTGTAATAATCTAATAGTCAATCCAAACATTACTGCACCAATCATCGCTAATGGCGAAATTACTGCATATAATGCCATGCCTATACCAAATAATAATGAAGATTCCGCTAGACCTTTAACTGATGCCATTGCTTTTAAGCTGGCTTCATCAACAGTACCAGCAGTAGCTTGTAATAACCTAACCGTCAATCCAAACATTGTAGCTCCTAAAAGAGCTAATGGAGATATGATAGAATAAAGTGCTAATGCAGCACCAAAATATAAAATATCCCAACCAAGGGCTAATAAAGGAACTACTGATTTACCTAGATTTGGATCTATTTCGCCAGTAGTTTTCATCAATAGTCTAAGAGTAAGACCAAATAGAGTAGCTCCTATCATTGCAAAAGGAGCTATTATAGAATATAATGCTAAAACTGCACCAAAACGCAAAACTCCAGTTCCTATCGTTTCAATGATAGAAGTTAAGGATTTTGCGTTTTCTGCATTAAATTGTTTAGAAAAATTTCCTAGAGTTTCGGTTAATTTAGTAAAGAAATTATTTAATTTCTCTCCTGCCTTTTCATCTAATTTTTGTGTAGCTGCTATTATTTTGTCTAATCCTACAGAAAGACCTCCTAATAAATCTCTAAATCTTGCTGGATCTCCACCTACAGTTTCTTTAAGTTGAGCTTGACCTATTTTTGTTTCAATCGACATTAAAATCGACGTCTGCTTCTTAAGCTCAGTAGCGACATCATTTTTCATGACAGCCTCTACTGAGCTAAGAACTATAAGGGATTCCTCATATGTTTGTTGGGTAGACTCTACCATTACATCCATCTTTTTAAGGATGGACATCATAGCTCCACTAACATCCTGTTGTCTAACAGCCATTTACTTTTATAATTTTAGAGAAGAAGGTATACCAGGGAAGTTAGTAGGAGAATATGAACTCATGCTAGGCATTTTAGGCATACTCTTTCCTGCATCTCTCATTAATGAACTTGGTGATACATCTGAATGAGATTTGTGTTGATTTTCTTCGGCTTCTTGTTTCTCTTTTAATATATCTATCAAGTTTTGAACGATATATTCGTATTCGTAGAACGGTAATTTTTCAACCTCTGATGGCTGTAATCTAAGATGATATAGAAGATAAGTCTTAGTCTTAAAGAAGTTCTCCAGAGATATCTGAAACAACGAAAAGACCTTTGATGCCTCCGGGAAAGCTGATCGGGGTTGTCACCTCCGAATGACACTTTTCACAGATTGTATTAAATTTTTCTTTTACTCCAACTTTACACATATCGGTTAATGAGTACATTGTTTGATATTTAGTAGTGTTCCATGACATAACTTCAATTTCTAAGTTATTAATAGCAGAATCGTTAAATCCTCTCCACTCTTGTGTTAAATAAGGCAAAATCTTAATAAATGATTGGTCTATCTTTTTACCTTCTTGTTGTTTCTTTTGTATATATTTCGTTACTTCCATCATAACGCCAATAGAAGGTGGAGTTATTTTAATTGTTCCGCTAGACTTAGTAGTTACATGAAATATTCTGGAATCATAATCGTAATATTTCATCAATTTTTCATCGATGTCATTAACTTCAAAAACTTCGTTTTTGATTTTGATTTCATTTTCATGATTACATTCGTTACATGTAGATTTTACAATAAGTTGATTTTCTCCGTTAGGGAAAGTTAATTCTCTAATAGCTAAAATAAGATAGATTCTATCTTCTTCTTTTAAATCTTTAAAGGATGATTGTCTACCAGGTTGTCTAGTCATCATACAAGATTTTAAAATCTCGTTTAATGCCTCGTCGATAGAAAAAGGATCTTGCTCATTGATCGTAGAGAAATGTCTAATTTCTTTTACTTCAGCGGCACGAATAAAAAATCTAGTGTTTTCAGGATAGAAAAGTCCTTTAGATGGGAAATTTTCTGCCCATATTTCATGATAACCAGGGAGTAGTGCAGGTTCATCACTTCTATCGTTTTCATAACCTTTTGCTTTACCTAAAGACGTAGGTTTAACATCTATCGTTATAGTTTCTTGTTGAGATTCCTCTTTTTGGAATTCTCGTTGTTGTAAATCTCGTTCAGCAGCTTCTTCGAAGTTTGTTTCCATATTATTTTATTTTTTCAAAATTTGTTTGTTTAATTACTAATTCACGTAAGCGTCTCTCTTTTTGTGAATTTTTCATTTTTTCTTTTTGTTCATCTGATAATTTCTTACCGATTCTAGATTTCGACATATTATTTTTGGCTTCTTCACTCATCTTTTTTCCTTTAGATGATGAAGATATTTTCTCTTTATGTTCTTCAGATAAAATTTTACCTTTCTGAAATTTAGATATTTTCTCTTTATGTTCATCTGATAAAATACGTCCTTTTAATGAATTAGAAATTTTTTCTCTAACTTCAGGTGGTAATATTTTGCCAGTATTAGAAATAGAAACTTTTTTATTATGGTCATCTGAATGAACTTTACCTTTAAGGGAATTAGACATTTTATTCTTAGATTCTTCTGTATGTTTTATATTATGCTTACCTATATTAGATTTAGAAATTCTATTCTTAGTTTCATCTGATCTAGGAGTATTTATATAAAAACCTTTTCCTGGAATATGCGCATTTCTACATAAAGGATTTTTAATATTTTCTGTAATAATTTCTATCTCATATTTACATAATTCATCAAAAGTTTTTATGTCTGATAATAAAATTTCTTTAATTAATACATTAGATATTGTATATGCGTCTAATTCTCTATACCAAGTTGAAGAACTTCCAGTATAATAAATATCTAATTCTGGTTTTATTTTTGATTTCCTTCTACCAATATAAAATTCATTAGTTTCTGGATGAGTCATTTTGTAAATATAAAAATATAACATATTATTGTTTTATTTTATATATCAACCTTCTTACTCTTTAATGTGTCATTTATTAATTTCTTAACGGTTTCGTTCGTGTAAGATAATTGTTCACCCTCATACTCTTTAATGTGATTGAGTATTAGCTCTCTTACATAAGCAGATGATGTCATAAGTTTATCATTCACTATGGAATAATTCAATATGATATTTTTAAGCTTATGGTGATCTGAGCTAGAGAGAAGAACTTGGATCTTTTCACCTTTGTTCTCTTTACTCATTAGTACTTGATTTTCTATTATATATCCAGGAAAGATAATAAAATAATATAAAAATCAAATAATATTTTATCAATTAAAATGATGATTTATGTGACACCTAAGGAACGGTATCTGAGGATATAAGATACTATGTCAAACAACAAAAGATCTACTAGATTTATTCTAATAGACCTTTTTATCAAGCGAATAGTTTATTTAGTTAGATTTTTTCGGAGTTCCTTTAAGTCATTTCGATACATATCTTTGGGTTCAATAGCCTTAACTCGAGTTAATTCATTTTCGTTTTCAGCTATTTGTTTTAATAACTCTTCATAACGTTCTTTCGTCATTGAGTAGATAGACATATTAAGTAGGTAATCAAAAGTATCTTCTTTCTTTTCAAATTTAGCCTTTTCCATATCAGAGATGATATCAGCTTTTGGTCTATTGCTAACCTTTAATTTGTCATCAATAATCATCTTAATGAATTTAGCTCTATTAGACATTGTTTTGTGTTGTTCTAATAGAATTTCAATCATTTTTGCTTTTCGTTTATCATAAAAGGATAGACGGAATTTTACAAAATAATTAATAAGCTCGGTCGTAGATTTGAAAATTATCAACTTACCATTTTCATCTAAACATGTAAGATTTTCAGTTTCGTTCTCTACTAATTTTAATAAACCTTCTAATTGACCTTTCTCAATACGAGAAGCTAATTCTGCTCTTTGAAATTTGATGTTGATTGTAAATTCTTTCTTAGTACTTACATCGTCATATTGTTGAATATAACCTTTGTCTTGTAAAGAATTAAGATGTGCTTCATATTTTTGATATGTCATCGATGGTGGCAACTCAGTAATTTTTACTGTAGTTGTATTGACAACTTCAAATTTACCTCGGATTTGAAATGATGAAGTTTCACCTTCGTTTTTAGTTACAATACCATTGAATGCTGACCACCATGGAAGAGGTTCGCTGAATTTTTTACCTTCTAAAGATTTCATCGAAGCATCAATCAAATCGATTGCATTTCTATTTAAAATGTTAGTTGAGAAACCAACTGCAATTCCTGATGAACCGTTAAGCAAAACTGCTGGTATAATCGGTAAGAAATATTTAGGTTCGATTTCATATCCTTCTTCGAATTGAGATTCTAACAAATTAAAGTCTTTATAAAGCAACCTAAAGTTACCATTTAGCTTTGTTGAAATATATCTAGCAGCACCTGGTTCTGGTGAACGTAATGAACCGAATTGTCCAATACCATCAAGTAAAGGCATAGAGTTCTTAAAAGTTTGGGCCATACTAATGATACCTGAATTTAGCGAAGTATCACCGTGATGATATTGAGCATCTGATGCAATTTTGCCACCTAATTGAAAAACTTTAAGAGGTTTATCATTACCACCTTTCCAAACTTGATTTGCAATGTAAATAATCTTACGTTGAGTAGGTTTGAATCCGTCAATTACCGAAGGAATTGCTCGATTTTCGATTGTGTACATACCATATGCAGCATAATCTTTGTCTAAGAATTCAGTAATAGATTTCTCGGTTATCTGCTTGGTTTTACTATTTTGTGACGTCATAAATTCTATTGTTTATTTAACTTTATAAATATAATCATAATTCCCGAAAGAAAAAAATAATTTATGTTAAAATTTTAATAATCTTTCTTTTCTATGTATTGAGTCTCCTCCAAACCAAGCGTTAAGTGATTCTTTACCTAATTTGTCATTTGTAATTCTAACGGTTTTTGGATTCTGTATGATTTGTTCATATTCTGGAGATTCAAGTGCGGCAAGTCCTTTCTTATATTCAGAGTTCCAACCTTTAGTGTTTGTTTTGGATTCCCATTCTTGATATTCCTCTTTCGAATAGAATGATAACCAATCTTTGCCTTTTTGTGACACTACGATTGGTGTAAGTACTCTGTAGATTCTACCTTGGTCGAATAATTCTGGCCAATATTTCGCAAAGAAGTTTATCAATAAACCAGCAATTGCATCACCATCAGGATCCGCATCAGTATAGATTAAAATCTTACCATATCGTAGATTGTTAGGTTCCTCACCTAAACGAAGTCCTAATGAACCCATTAGGTTGATTACCTCTTCGTTCTTAATTACTTCAGTGTTTTTCATTTCCGAAACATTTAAGAACTTACCTTTAAGAGGAAATGCACCAAATAGCTGAGGGTCTCTAAATTGTCGAACTGCAGATTTAGCCGAATCACCTTCAAATATTCCTAACGTACAACCTTCTCGATTGTCTTTCGATTTTGCATCAATCAACTTAAGAATTTTAGAAGTATTTAGGTCTTTATTTAGTTTTCTTAATTGAGCTCTTTCCTCTGCTTGTTTTTTACTTTCAATCCAATCAAGAATAGAAGCAACAATCTCCGATCCAAAGATTTGCTTAATCATTTTGTCACTAACTTCATGAGTTGAACCAAAATCTTTAGGTTCAGTAATTAGCTTTTCTTTTGTTTGTGATGAGAAAGCTGGATTGATGATTGTTGAATTGATAAACACCATCATATGATTTTTGATGTCAGTAGGACGAATATCTACTTTGTGTTTTTTCTTAATCATAACACGTAGCTTGTCGATAATTTGATTTGCTATGTAATTTACATGATTACCACCTTCTTTAGTTTCAATTGAGTTAACGAATGATATTGCAGTATAGCCTAAATTAGTAGGTGCAATGGCAACTTCCCAATTATCTGAACGTTCGTAGAAACAAGAATCAACATAAAGTTCTGCGTAATCTTTGAATGTTCTAAATTTGAATTTTTCGTTATTGTATTGTATTTTGACAGTTGGATTACAAGCAGCAATATCCATTAGTCGTTTTCTCATCATATCAATATGAACTTGGTCAACGCCATCCATACTAAATTGTTTGTAATCTACGATATAAGATAATTCAGTAAAGTTTTTATCTGAAGGTGTAATTTTAGGTTCAGTACGTTTTGACATATTGTCTGAAAATACTTGAACAAATTGATTTTTACCATCCGAAGTTTTGATAGTAAATTTTTGTGAAAATATATTAGTAAGTGAAGCACCTACTCCATTAGTTCCTGCAACGGTTCTGTCTTGAGTATCATCAAAGTTAGAACCAGCTCGAAGATTAGAAAAGATTAATTCTGGAATCCAAATTCCGTGGTCAGTATGTTTTATTACAGGAATTCCACCATTATCCCAAACCGATATTTCGCCATTCTTAGGATTAAACGTAATATGAACTTGATTTAACTTAGGATTTCTTTTCGATTCATCAATTGAATTTGAGACAATTTCATCAAATAATTTCAGGAATCCTGGATTGTAAGTAACTTCTTCTTGATGGAATTTTTCACCATCAAATAAAAATTCTTTTGAATTATGAGGTTTTGTTGAACCAACATACATACCTGGCCGAAGGAGGCAATGTTGTATCTCGTCTAATAATTCATATTTCTTACTTATTTCTTTTGACATAGATTTTAATGATTTTACGTTTTATGCAAGTTTTTTGATTTTGATTATTATAATTTAGTTACAGAAACAAATCCATCAAAACCTTTACATTTACCATCTTTACAAGTAGTAAAAGAAACGTGATAATTATCAGTTGCTTCTTTAAGAGTTTTTCGTTCATCAGATACTGACCATTCGTCTATTAGAGTAACCATAATGTCTGCATTTGTACGATTTGAATTTACTACCTTAGTAGTTTTATCACCATACCATTCAGTAAGTTGTTTCGTTAGATTCCACATTGAATCTCCTTTTTTGCAAGGTACGCCATAGTCACATGCATCTGAGTAAATTTGAATAGATTGAAATTCAATTTCCGAAATTGCGTAGTAACCTTCTTTATAAACTGACATAATTTGAGTTTTTAATTATAGTGTAAATATAAACAAAAAACTCGATACTTGGAAATATCGAGTTAAAAGTTTCAAAAAGTTATTAACAATTTATTTGGCAAATGTTAGAGTATAATATTTTTTGCCGTTTATATTATTTTGTTGTTGTTTTCTGTTTATCAACAATTGACCAGATAACACCTACTAATGTTAATGCTGCACCGCTAAGTTCAGCCCAAGCTCCATCAGCAATAAAGCCTTTAGTAATTAGGATTCCACCGACTGCAGTCATAGTGTGTCTTATTACTCCGAAAATTTGTTCTTTTGTCATGATATTTTAAATTTGTTTTTCTGTGTGCAGTATTACACACATTTTATTTATAAATGCTCTACGTCAACATAAAAAAAGGACTCATTGAGTCCTTTATAATTACTTTTGGTAAGATTAAACGATGTTTTCTTCCCACCAATCGCTTCTCCATTTAACTGAAAGCACTTGTGCTTCTCCAGTTGAATAATCTCCACCATAATCTGGCATATCTCCAGTAGGGAAACAATCGTGGAAAGTACGTTGCCAGAATATATCTCCTTTACGGTTATAATTGGTAACGATAATAGTTCCAACGTAATCTTTTTTAAGACCTTGTTCACCGGTTAAAGGGTTATAAATAAGTCTCTGCCAATTACGAAGAGTTTTGTAAACATATAATTCATTAGCATCGTTCAAGTTAAGTGAGAATTCAACTTCTAAGTCATTGACTGTATCAGTTGGTACACCACTTGCATACGAACGTTTAGCAAATTTATATGCTTGTGTAATTGCTTCTGTACCTCTATCTTGAGTAAGACCAGAAATCTTATTTACATGTTCAAGTAGGATAGACCCACCAGAAACTGTATTTGGAGGAAGTACTGATACTTCGAATAAGTTTTGGTAAAATGGTTCGTAATATTTGGTAGAAGCTTTTGCGTTTAAAAAATGTGGTAAACCTGGCATGTTCTAATATTCTTTTTTATTTTCAATTTTTTAATTGATATTTAGTTATTTATCTACGTGATGATAAAAAATAAGCCGACCGATTAGATCGGCTTAATTTATATTAAATGTAGTTACCTGTTGCGATAGTACCAGTTCTAAGAATTGTAGTTCTATGAACTAATACACCCATTCCTCTTACTGGTTCAACGTAAGTATCAAGAATTCCGATATTGTTATCGATAATCTCGTTAGTATTATTAGTTGAATCCATGATGTTGTTGAAATCGTAAAGACCTCCATCGGAAAGGATTTGAGATAAGAAATTATCTGCAAGAGTTTTAATTTCTAATCTGTTTTGAGCTGTGTTAAATTCCCAACGGTAATTTTTAAGAATAGCTTCGATACCATCTTGAATGTATATCAATAATTCTCTTACATGAATTTGAGAAAGCGCAGATTTAACGGTTTGTTGAGCTGTTTGGTTAGCGTTAATAGTTAATCCAAAACCTCTTTTGTTAACGATAGCGTTATATCCAAATGGTTCGATCCAATCTAAATCAACTCTATCGAATGCGTATTCAACTCCTACTAATCCAGCTCCAGTTACAACACCTCTACGAGGACCAGCAACTATCGAGTAAGGAAGAGCTAAGTTATATTTGTCAATGTACAAGTTAGAAACATGTGCAGCACATGGAACTGATGTATTACTTCCATTTTCTCTTATTACTAAGTTAGGACCATAGAATGCTCCATAATTAGCACCATCAGCAATACCAGGTAAAGAGAATACGTTAGATGGGTTAGATGCTAAGTTACCTCCAGTTGGTATGTATTGAGTATCAAAAGAAGTAGTTGAATCCATTTTAAATAATGGGTTAGTACTTTCTTTAAATTGTTTAACTGATGGCATATTTAAGATAGCCAAAGTTGATTGACGATTCTTAGCTAGCTTAGTTAATCTGATTTTTGTAGCTGGTTCAATTAATCCTTCAAATGAATCGACGATATAACGGAATGTAATAACCTCTCTATCAGTTAAACCTTGAGCAATGTTAGTATTAGTCATTACATCCAAGATTTGATTTTGTCTGTCTCCTGAACCATTAGGTACTTGAGCATCTCTTAAAGAATAACCATTAAGAGCAGAGAATCTATAATATTGAACGAAATTTCTAATATCTTCGTATCTTTCTACTTCGTTAGTAGGAGAAATGAATATTGCATCGTTAGTTGTTACTTTAATATAACCGTAGTTAGTAGAAAGTGGATCAGTGATTTTAACTACTGAAATGATTCTAGTTAAACGAGATTTACCAGTTAATGGGCTCAATTTAGTAGGAGTTCCAGTTTGTCCAAAGTTTTGTACTAAGTATTGTCCTTTAGTAATTTGACCGGTAAAACCATTAAGTCCTAATGGGCCTGTTGCGGTATCATTAAACCATACAATATTTGTTGGTTTAGCAGTTCCGGTTCTAGCAACATCTATTAAAAGAGATTCGTTTATGTCTCCTGTGTAAGTTTTAAAATCAAAAGTTCCGGTAGCTCCTATTGAAGTAGCTCCTGTTACTAAATCTACATTTTCAAAAGCTGAAACAGTAACATAATTAACTACATCACTTAATGTTGGAGTTGTTGAAGCAAATGCAGAAGTAAATGTAGCTCCAGTTAAATCGTTAGTACTAAATCTATCAAATTGAACATATTGATATACTGCAGTAGCACCTAAAACTGATGCGTTAATTCTATCTCCATCAGTTATTAAACCAGAAAGATTATTTTGATAAATATCAGAATCTACACCTGCATAAACAATTTTAGGAGATGCAGAAGTATCGTTAAATTCCCATTTATTAGAACGAATTATATTAAGAGTAGCGGTTCCACCACCAGCAGTAGCAGCAGTTCCTCCAACGAATAAGAATCCATTTGAAGTACTAGTAGGACCAGTTACACCAGTACCTACAACTAATTTAACTTTAAGAGTTAAGATGTCGTTAGTGTCGTCATATATTTTAGAATTAACTGAAATATAATTAACAGTACTTGCAGAACCTACCGTTACTTTAGATGAACCTTGAACGAAAGTTTTATTAACTGAAAGGGAATCAATAAATTCAGTAAATAAAGCAGAAGAAGCAAAACCTGAAACTAATGAACCAGGAGCAGAAGCAGCTGGACCGTATATTGTTATTGTATCGAAATATCCAGTAGCACCAGCTGATGTATATCCAGTAGCTCCTTGAATTGCAGTCGATGCAGAATATAATGCGTTAGCAACAACTCCAGTTGTTGCACCTACTGATAAAGTATTAAATACTACCGCAGTAGCTCCAGAAACTTTATTATAAGATAAATCTTCTTGAATTCCACCATAATATGATAAGAAATTAAGTGCACCAGGTTGCTCTGATTCTATGGTATGACCTATAGTATCAATTAAATCACCAGAAATATATCTTGAAGCTCCACCTAAGTTATAAGGCTGATCGTCATATGCGTTAGGATTTAATGCCATTAAAACTCCAGTTCTTGAAGTTTCAAGGTTAACTAAATCTTGGATGTAAATGTTGTTTCCATTTTTATCTTGGAAGTCAGGAATCATTGCTCCAGTATAAACTCCAAGTACATTAACTTGAGGTAAAGAAAGGAATTCAGTTAATCCATCTCTCACAAAACCGTATTGGTCGGTGTAAGATTTTTTAAGTCCAGTATTATTAAAAAATGATCCGAAAATTGGATCGATAGATAATGTTGTATAGTTAGAGAAATCTCCTTCAACTACAATTACATCAACAAGATAATCTGAAATGTAATCATTTTCATTCATAAAGAATGGAACTTGACCTACAGAAAACCAATCTTTAGCGATTACATCAAATCCAAGAATATCAGATTTTCTAGTAATTACAGAAACAGGTTTTCTACCAACATTTGCATAATTAAGCAAACGCTGAGAATTAGTACTTCCGTTAGTTGCAGCTGATTGAACTAAAGCAGCAGGATCAGTAAACCAGAATTTATCTTTATTAAAGAATGAAGAAACTGGTGCTGTATCAACTAGTGCATTGTCATCAGTAGAACAAGTAGAAATTGATTGAAAATTAGAAGTATCTAATGTGTCATCTAACTTAAGTAAGTTAAGAACGATCACTGGTCCTCTATCCAAACAAGTTAAAACTGTTCTGTGGAAATATGAACCTTTTCTTTCTAATACTGTGTCGATTTCGCCGAAAACAGATTTAAAAAATACTGAATCCTGTACAAATACTGGTGTATTAAAAGGTCCTTTTTTAGAGAATCCGATAATAAGACGTATAGTCTCAGAAGGGATGTTAGTGATTTGGCTCTTGTCAAATTCAAGTCGATAAACACCTGAAGACTTGAACTGTTGTAATGATGGTGAAATTGCCATATTGCTATTATTTTTTTATTATATATCATCCATTAGATGAAATTTGGGTTAAAACATAGAACTATAAAAATCTTCGTCTTCACCTGGATCGGAATTTTCTAAGATTAAGTCTATTTTATTTTGTAATTCTTCGTCAATATTATCAAAATACTCTTCAATAATTTCATTGTAATCTAAAGTTTCAAAAAACGACGAAGCAGTTACACATGACATTACACAATCATCGTTTCCGGTTTGAGCTGAATATGTACCATTTGGATTTCTTGAAAACATCTTAGCTTCTAGAATTGTTCTAGGATCTTTAATTATCAATTGTCCTTTTTGCACACATTGCTTTAACTTTTCACAGTATAGCATCTTGTTCTCTCTATTTATCCTAACACCAAATTCTTTTGTTTTATTTCCTAAACGATGAGTGTATTTTACTAAAGTTTCTTCATCAAAATCATTACTTGCAGGATATAATGTAGTTAAGTGTTTAATTAAAGTTGATCCATATGTGTTATATTCAATAATCAGGCGCAAATTATCTTGAAAGAAATATTTAACTGACAGACAATAAAGTATTTTTGCAAATTCTCCTAGATTATGAATATTTGATCTAAAAATACCTACTTGTTCTAATCCAAAGAAATCTGAAACGTGACCTGGTGCAACTAATGCATCCATATCAAATTCACGCAAAGGAACTACTTTAAAAATATTCAAAATCGTATAATCTCTACCTATTCCTTCTGCTAAATCAATCGTACAAATAAAGAAATTAGATTTATCTTCGATATCATCAACGTCAAAGTCTGGATCCCATTTTAATTGAGAGTAATCAATACATAAATCATCTAAAGTATCTATTTCCCTAAACTCAAATTCCTTCTCTTCTTTTACTAACTTATTTATCTGCTCAGATGTAAGTAATAATGAAGATGATGATAAGAATTGGCAGCCATATTGTTGATTAAAAGCTTCTTCGGAACCTAAGTTACCAATCTCTCTAGCTCTCCATGCTTCATCTCTTCCTGGAACATCCCACCAATCTACCCTTAACGGAGTGTATTCATTAGCTCCATCGATAGCTCCTTGATACAGCTCCTGGAATAAATCGAATCCATTAGGAGTTGAAGTAATAATCATTCTTGAAATTTTCGATGAGGATAGTGTAGGATAAACGTTTTCATAGAAAGGACGTTTAATTCCTTCAGGAATATGAGCAAACTCATCTAAAAATAAAAGATGGATAGTAAAACCAATACCGCCAGTTTTTGTAGTATTTTGTCCTATGATTCGACATCGATTATCGAACATCATAGTCATTACGTCTTTTTTAAGTACACCTGGTTTAAGGAAAAATGGAAGTCCTTCCATAATTGCCTTAATTTTATCCATAATTTCTTTTGTTGTAGCACCCTTATTCGACATAAGAAGTACGTTTTTATCAAAGTGAAATAAGAGATACCAAGTCAAAAATATAGACGAAGTAATTGTTTTACCTATCTGACGTGGTGCAACAAATATGCTCCATCGATTGTCTTGATAGGATTTAAGTACGGTTTCTTGATATGGACGAAGTTGTATTTTCATATAACCTTCATCCGTCATTACTTGGCAATAAGTATTTGCAAAGTGAATGATGTCTTTAGCGCATCTTTTAATTTCGTCATACTCCATATCAGTGTATTCGTAAACTATATTGCCCTTTTTATAGTTTGGATCTCCTTCATAGAATGGATGATCTGAAGCTTGATAACCTTCTTCCATGGCGTCAAGTAATTTATAGACCTTTTCAGTTGTCCAAATTACTCTACCGTCATCTTTTTGTTTATCTTCTTTATATTCTTTTACCTTAAACATTTGGGAGTTTGTCAAAAATATACCCTCGTTCTTGAGCAATTTTCTTTAATTTCTCAAGTATTTCGATTGTATCAATACCAGTGCCGTTTGCATGTAGAATCAGCAAATCTCCAGATCTTAAACTAAGATCGAAGAAAGTTTGGTATTCTTTCTCATTTTTTTGTGATATTTCTTTAGCCTCTCTATCAAGAACCGGTCCGGACCAAGATGCACACTTTAAGCCTAATTTAGAAAGTTCTTTAAATGTAGTTTCAGTTGGATGTCCAAAAGGAACTCGATACCATTTAATAAGTTCTTTAAATCTTTTACTCAAATCGTCATAACATGCATGAATATCTAATGCCTGTTGAAAATTTGATTGCTTTAGATTATCGACATGTTTAAAACCATGTCCACCTATCGTAAATTGCGGATTAGTTAAGAATGAAAAGTCTTCATCTTTATTAACATTAAGCCAATCAACATTAACAAAAAAAGTTGCACCGGCTTTATTATCTTCTAACCATTTAATAACTTTCATGTCCAAACTATGAGAAGGACATAAATCAAAAGTTAAGTAAATTGAAGAGGATTTATAAGCAGAATTTTCGTCATTGATTCTAGTTATTTGTCGAGGATCTAGCTCTTTTTCCATATGACCTTTTCGTTGAAAATCTCCAAATTTAAGAAAAGTGCTAGCAATATCTAAGTTTTTCATATTTCGTTTTGTTCTTCAGAATCAAAATCGTAAGGATCTACTTCAGGTTCTTCGTTGCCTAATTCAGCTTGAATTTCTCTCATTAAATTTCGAGTACCTCTAGATGTTTGAGTTCCTTGTTGTTCTATTTTTGCGGTAGTAGTATTTATAGTATTTTGATAGATATCGATATCTCTTCTCATTTTTTTCATATTTTCCTCAGCTGCCATCATATGAAGAGTTTGATGTTTCATTATATCTAATAAAGTCTTTTGTAAACCTCCTAAAACCTCAAACATACGAGGTGAAGTTTCTCCGGTATCAATACTCCGCATCAAAATAGTGATTGCCCTTTCCGACATTTCCATTTGTTGTATTAATGAAGATAGAGTGGTTATTTCTAGATTAGCTTTTGCTCGAATGTATTCGTTTTTATCTATCAACTCTTGTGAAAGATAAAATTTAAGTAAGGAACCCATTACCTTTTTGGATTTGGTCATTGAAGAAGTTTTCAATTCGTCATAATCCATAGGTTCTGAAGGTAAAAATGCAGGAAGCCCTACTGATTGAGCCGGTAGCCCTTGTGTGCTATCTTCTCTTAATAAATCTTCTATTGATTTTCTAATAGGGTCTTGGTTGTTTTCTTCCATATAATCTTGTAGTATTGTATTATATATCCTTATTACAAACCTCGGTTGGGTCCTTGGCTCGGCTGGGCTTACCTCGGAACTAGATATATCATTTTCCTCGAATCCAAGTAATCGTTATATGACCTCGAGAGTGGCCGAGTTTCATATAATCAAAAAATGTGCAAAAAACTTAAAAAGTCTCTTGCACATCATTATATGGCTTATATGTGGTTATCTTTTGTAATTTTTTCTCCTAATTACTATTTCATAATTTCCATTTCCTCTAGTAGGATAAAAGAAAAAATGAATTTTTCCATTTGTATATACGTCAGATGACATAGAAGTAGAACCTACTGTTTTATATGTATTTTTTATAATGGCATTGAAATCATCATAGTCTTGATATTTAGACGAAGTAATGAATAATTTATTTTTTCCTCGAGCTCCGTTGCCAGTTGATGACAAATACCCACCTGTATCTATTATGTTTTTCGATTCTAAATCAGATAAAAATTCTTTAGCGTCAAATTTAATATCAGTTGCTTCATTTATTAATTCTTCGTTGCAAATATCTCTAAATTCTTCATAATCAAAGTTAATTCCTTCTCTCTTAAAATCTTCGATTGATGCATCTACCATTTCTCTTTTATTTACAGGATCTTTTACTCGATTAATAATTTCAGCAATTCCTTTAATCATAGGCTGTTCATCTCTAGAAGATAAATCAGAGATAGATTTAGCTTCATTTAAGAACTCACCAAATGTTAGTAAATGTTTCATGATTATTTCTTTTATTTGTAAGTATCTCCTTTAAAGTTTTGTAGGCCACGTTCTTTACTATAATACAAAATTAGAGGTTGTTTACTACGGTTCAATAATTCAATCTCTTTGATATTACTTGAACCACCATGTATTTTCTTTACCGTGTATTGTCCTACATCACCAGTCCTAGTATTTGTTAATTCTACAACATCTTTTATTTTTATCGTAGATATGTTGAATGCTTCTGCGCTTTCTTTTATCGTTGATTCGTTTAAGAATTCTTCGAATGTTAGTATATGTTTCATAATTATTTCTTTATTTATTTATCTAACATATTCCCATATAAATCCATTAGCAAATTTTCTTTCACCTTTGAGAGCTTTACATATATTCGGTTTAGAAAATCCTTCCGGATATCCGTTCCATATTTTTATTAAATTACCTTCTTTATCTTTTTGAGAAATTTGAATATTTAATTTATTATGAGGAATTTTACCAGATTTATTAGCGATCCACTCTTTATGTTTGATTTCAGCTTCTTCTATGCCATATTTTTCAATCCATATATCTTTTATAGATTTACCGAACATAGGATTATTCTCTCCTTTAAAATCCATTTGACCTAATCCAGTTCTATGAAAATTTTCTTTAGTCCATTCAGATTTTTTAATTCTTATTTCTTCGGCTCGATCTCCATATCTAATTTCATAAGGAACTCCGGTTTGAGCTTTTGATACTCCGGATGATAGTTTTTTAATATAATCTTCATAACTAATTCTATCCTCTTTTAATAAAAACCACCATTCTTTTGATTTAATTGATTTATGCAATTTTTCTTCTTTAGTGTAAATTTTACCTGAAGTACCTTCACCTCCATCAGTTAAATTAAGTAAAGGGCCTTTAGATTTGTCTTTTCTACCAATAATAGAAATAGTTGATACCTCTAATTCAAAAGATGTTGATTCAGTTAAATTTTCAAATAATTTGATTTTAATAACTTCTAACTCTAATTTTTTAATCTTCTGTATTTTTGCTCCTTTATGAGTCTTTGTATCTTTTATTTTATCATGAGAATTAATTCTATTTGATTTGCCTTTACCTACATAAAAGGGTTCGAAATCAAATTTGAAATTTTCATATTGATAAATTCCTGGCTTAGTAGGATCTAGTAATATATAGCAATAAAACATAAAGTTTTATTTTATATATCCAGAATGATAATGGAATACCTCCGATTAACGAACATACTCCCTGACTAATTTTATTGGTGGTACGGCATTGTCAATTATTAATCCAAAATCGTTGTCTTTAACAACATATTGATTTAGCATAATAGGTTGTTTTTCTTCCTCAATTGATTCATTCCAAACTCTGATATTTGTTAAGTATATTGTACCAGCTCTTAATAAGAAAGGCGTATTTGTTGGATTAATAGCTTCTTTATAATTGATATCGATTACCTCAGAGAATATCAATTGTAAATTAGTAGTTTTCTGTTGTCCTCTAGGTGGCATTGTAGAATCATAGCCCATCTTCCAAATATAAACTGCAATCTGACCAAATTCATTCATGTGATTAACACAAAGACCATACCAATCATTATTACTTAATGTAGGGAAATTCTTTTCAAATTTCAAAGTATGTGCATTAGATTTAACAGTTATACTCGATGCGGATTGTCCATTATAATCTAAATTGATTTGAAATCCTTTATTTTCAGATTCATTGAAACCTTCAATTAAAGTATCATAAGTATTTGTGCTACTAGATAAATGCTGAGGTTTAAACCACATCGTAAAGGAAGTGTTGTCATTGTCACCTCGATTAACTAATTGCTTGTATTGAGCTGCAATGTCGTGCCATGTCATTCCTTTAGTTAAATCGTAGAAATATTTACCAACTACCGTAAAATAATTAGTTAAGTCTTTTGTTTCGATTATTAAATTTTCGTTAATATGACTTCTAATATGATCGTATCCACCAATAGCTATCGTTTGATAATGCTGCGGTTTAGTGATTTCAATATATTCTTTTTGAATCTCTGCATCTAAAACTTCATCTAAACTAGTATGTATGCTATCTACGTATTGATCGATTTCTGGATTTTCTCTCATTACATTCAATTTATCTTGCCATTTATATAAGCTCAATTTGTAATAAACTTGATCAGCCATAAAATCTCTAAACAAATAGCTCGAATGAACTTCGAATATTCTATCAAGTAAAGGAAAATAAATGTAATCTTTTTGTTCTGGTAAATTATCATCACCAAAGGCTCGGTGGAAGTGTTCTCTAACAATATGAACTTCTAAACTTTCACCAAAGTCCATGTCATATGGTAGGAAATTAATAGCGTTATCCGGGATATTGTTGTCAGGAAGTAATATTTTGATGTCTTTTACGTCAGTTACCGTATACAACGAATATTCTTTAAGGATTGGGTCTGCCGATTCTAAATTAGCCTCAGTTTTGAAATATCTAACACAATGTCCGAACATTTCTGATACTGAACAAGCCATTTCATGGTATAACTTAATAGCTGGACCCATCATATCATATGGTCTAAATAAATTAGAATCACATGCAATTGTAACTCCGGTACCAAAATTGGTAGTAGGACATGATGTGGCTTTGCAACCACCTTTTGTTATTACAGGTATTGCCGGTTCTTCTGGAATCCAACCGTCGGTTACATCAATAGTAATATTGTTTAATTGTCGACCTCCACTAGAAGTTCCTCTCCTAACCAACCTAATTTGAAGGTCAAACGAATCTGAATTTCTTTCGGTATAAGGATTTGTTTGTCTAACAATTTTATTAAAAATTCTTCTTGAAAATTCACCTTGAATACCTAGCTCAGTTATTTGTTCCCATGCTGACCATACAACATGAGGCTTTCCTACTGCTCTATCTAATTGTTGAATATCATATGTCCATCTAATAAAAATATCATGACCATTGTCATTAGTTTCTAGTGGAGATAAATCAAATTTAATTGATTCAATAGATTTAACGTAAGGAAAGTAATTTGCGAAGTCTATTAATAGAGTATCACCGGCATTATACGTAAGGTTATTTGAGATAAACTCGTAGCTATAACGCATTTATTTATTTTGTTTTTACCGTAATCAAAGAAAATATAAGTGCGATAACTAAACCAGCAATCGAAGTAAATACAAACCATAAAGCTTTATTAACTCCACCTTGCCATTTTTCTAAATTATCTACACGATTTTTGATATCAACTATTTGATCGATATCATCTTCGTATCTAGCAATAGATTCCGTATTTTTGTTTATTCTAACAATTACTCCATCATCTGGATTAAAAAGACGCTTTTTGAAATATTCAAGGTCTTCTTTAATTTCGGATTGAGTGTTAGAAAAGGAATCCATTACTCTTTTGATGCTTTCTAATTCACCATTTGGTAATTTCTCAGTAATTAATTTAAGAGAATTTAAGATTTCCTCTATTTTAGGATCTGTACCAGGCATATCGTAAATAAGATTTTTGTTTAGTTATTTATACTAAAAGTTCCTCTTATTTTTGCAATATTACCAGACAAGTAGCATTATCTCGTTCTAATTTGTTTCCGAACATCATCATAATATCTACTACGTCTAAGTACTCGTCGTCTTCTTTGTCGAATTGCTCTCGATAATCTATGAGTTTATAAAATAAATCTCGGATTGATACTTCTAGATAAGGCTGTGGGTAAAATGTAGAGGTACGATATATGCCTATGTTTTTAAATACTGTAACGCACATTTCTAAAAAATCATCGTCAACCGAATTAGCCAAGTCCATTTTTGAATGCATGATTTTATATTCAAATAGGTTAGATGTATCTCTGGATATGCTTTTATCTGATACGTTAACTTTAAAGTACTTTAATGAATCAAATTCTCTGAGAATGGCTTCAATATAAAATACTGAATTTGCAGATTCTATAAATGTAGATACTGGAGTCGATTGGTAATTCTTGATATCTTTTCGATGTTTTTCATATAGAATATCGCTAACTTCTTCGGATTTTACATAGAAAGACGAATCATCAATCATTGGTAATTTTACGATTTGAGCCTTCTTTTTTAGATCGGTTATTAACAAACGATCCTTATAATTATTACTATTTAGGTAAATCTCTAAAATAAGCGGTTCAATCATTTCGTCAATATCTGTAAAATCAAGTTTATCTGACACTAGTATCGATCTGTTTTTCGATCAAAGTAAAAGTACGTTTCATTTCTTCTGGATTGAATTTGATTGCGAGATTTAATTCTCGTTCACCAAGTCCATTTCGTTCCATCCATAGCTTTGCAACTTCCGGATTAGGTTTCCATATTTTTTCAGTCGGAGCTTTCTTCGTTTTAGTATATATCCAACCTGGAACCCTTTGAAAGCGAGAACCCACGATTTGCCATAAATCTACAACAGCCCAACCGGTGATGCCGTTTCGATTTAATGATTGAGCTGTTGTGGGGTGCTTCACGGAAAAAAAACGTTGAGTCATAAAGAAATGACGTTCTTTTTCCGAGTTTTTAATTGTTGAATATTGCTTAGGGTTTGAGAAGATTACCTTCATAAAATCGAATAGTTCCATGTTTATTATATGAATGAATTAAGATATTTGATTGATTAAGTCGATAAAAAATAAAGATAATTTATAGCCGGTAAATGCACCTAGTGCAGATGGCAAAGGAAATACAATTAGCTTTCCTAATTCAGTTACATATTTAGGACGATTAACAATTCTACCCATAAAGAAATAGTAAACTAAATAGCCGACGAGGACTGCGATATCGGTTTTCGTAGAAATAAACACAACTAAAATAGCACCAAGAAATCCAAAGATAAAATTATCTCGAATCCCTTCCCATATTTCTAGATTGCTAGCATTTTTAAATTCTTTCTTAATTCTTTTGTGTAATTTAGCCGATTTATGTTGGCTAACCTCTAAGGGTCCTTCGACTACTTCCATTATATTTTAGTTTTACGTTCTATCCACTTATTATCAGAATTTAAAATAAATTCGCCAATAAAATCTTCTCTTCGATTCCATTCAGTTGGACCTATTAATGACAATGTCAATTCACCTTTAAAAGTATATAAGAAATAAGATTTTCCTACGATAGGCTCAAAAGATATTTTAGATTCCCATACCATTATCGATGTATTATACTCTTCGTATAGCTTTTCGATTTTTTCTTTAATTTCCTCTTTCTCTCGATTAAAAACATTCATCATTTTTTTAGATGATTGTGTTCTAAATAAAGGTACATTAGGTAAATCAAATCCTGGACTGGAAGCACTTGTAGGATATGCCTTTAGCTTTGCATCATATCCATCTTTTTCGTTCCATACTACGATATCTGGCTTTTTTGATTCCATCTATATTTGTATTTCAGGAACCCAATGCGTGGTCCTTCCATCTCGAGTTAATTCTCTTACTACTTCAAAACCGTTTTCACACGTTTCTCTTCCGTATACTTTAAATGAAAATACAAAATCTCCATCTTCTCCGTCCATACTTTTATAAGTTTTGATCGATGCTCCTCGATTAGCAAATGAGTTTTGAACAACTTCCTTAGTTGCCTTATTTAGATTTGTGAAATCTTGAAGAGATAGAGAATCTACAATTCGATTTGGTGATAATTTAGCTCGATATAAAATTTCGGCTTTGATATAATTACCTATACCACCTATCAATCCTTGATTCATTAGTACTTCTGGCAAAGTTTTGTTTTTATATTTCATCAAACGATTTTTGAAAAGGTCGTCAGATATTACATCGGCTAAATGATTAGGACCGATTGAAGATTTTTTCTTTTTTGTTTCTACTTCGTTATCAACGAACTTCATTGTACCAAAATTACGAGCATCAGTAAAGAAAACTGAGCCATCTGCAGTCTTAAATTCAACGTGACCGTGTTTTGAATGTTGGTATCGCCATCCACCAGACATGCCTAAAGTATTCCAAACCCACCATTTTTTACCAGTCTTTCCGGTAAATTCAAATACTATAAGCTTACCGCAAAATTCGACTTTGTCTATATTCGCAGGTAATTCTTCTCTGAATTGGTCTAATCCAACAGGATTACCATGCTTGGCATATCGTCCTGAGTGAACTATTACTTCTTGTAATTTTTTTCCTTGAATTGCACTATTCAATGATAAAGCGGTGCGAGCGACTTCTGGTAATTCTGGCATATTTTTAAAGTTTATCGTATTCGGTTAAATTTAATTCGGTTCCGTCGACACATTTTGCTACGACAAATTCACCAATTCCGGTCATCATAAATTCTACTGAGAAATGGCCACCGATAGCACCAATGTATTTAAGTGTTTTTGTTCTCTGCCATGCAACAAACTTAGCATTTTGTTCAGGTGACAAATAGAAATTTCTTTCGGTTTCTATTTCATCAATTACCTCAGGCAAACATTTTTCACTACATTTTTTGCCATTGCAGAGAGTGCAACTATTTGTTTGCCCAGTTTTCCTGAAGCGATTCAGTATTTTTAGCATTTGAATTACGTTTTTCGTTTAGGAATCTTTTTTGTTCTAATACTAATTTCTTTTCTTCGATTTTATTAGATTCAGTCATAGCCTCAGCTAGTTTTTCTAACGCATCGGCTAATTTAGGAATGTCCATTTCTAAGAATTTTTTTCCTACTCGGGTTTTTGCAAAATCTTCCATATTAATTTGTGTATTTTTTTATTTTATTTACGAGACTAGTATATAAGAAATAGATTATATGAAAGGGAACTAAAATAGGCCATGCAAAAGACCATGAAACGTAGGCTTCTGCATTGCTATCATAATCTTCGTAATCAGAATAGCTTCGAATTCTGCTAGAATCATATTTATCGAATCCAAATTTCTTACCAAAGGTAATTAAAAAACCAAGCATTGAAACATATCCTAAAATATAAATGCCAACGATAATCGATAAAATTAAGTAGTCCATTTATTCTATTTTTGTTAATTCCCAGCAAACCTCAGTTAAGAACCTATGATTTTCTGGTAGTGTTAATAATTCATTTTTGTGGTCTCTGCCGAATTTCTCAGCCTTTTCAATGTTCGGATGACCCCATCGAGTTACTTGATCCCAATGATTAAGTTGAGCTAATCTAACTAATTCATCATAATCTTCATTTCTCAAATATCCCTTTAGTGGCATAAGTCCACCAACGCAAGTATTCCATCGTAATTTTCTACCATCATAGGTTATCCAATAGTAGTCCATATCATCTTCACCGACTGCTACTAATCTTTCAATTTCCCAACTTGCATTAATAACGAATTGACCTTTAAGTTCTTCGAACTTTCTGATGATGAGTGTTTTATTATCTTCTATATCAATATTCATTTACTTCTAAATTAAATTTTTCAAATATTTTTAAGGCTTCTTCAATGGTAACTTTTATCCAAATGAAAACTTCACCATAATCATTGGCTTTGATATTACATCCACCGAATTCCCAATAATCATTTTCTGTAGTACTTATATGATAGATATTGCGAAAAGAAACTACCCAATGTGGTTTATTTGCTTGAATGATTTTGAAAGCTTCTTCATACGTTAATTTACTAGGTTTTCTAGTAGCATATCCTGGATTATCTGCCGTACTCTTTTCATCAACCCATGAATCGTAAGATTTACTCAGTGCATAATCAAAAATCTCCTTAGGGTTGCTAGGGAGATTCTTTATATTTGCATGTTTATAATGTGACATATTATTTCATTAAGTCTTCCCAAAATGAAGGATTGAATCCATCACCTGCAGGAGTTGAAGTTATTACTACATCTTTATTTACCATCGGATCAGATTTTGGCATTGCCGATCTAAAAATTCCTGACTCATTAAATGATTCGGCTTTTTCTTTTGTGTATGTGGTACCTTCAAGAATTTTATCTTTACTCATAAGTGAATGTAAAGCCATTGCAGAGAAAGAACTTAATGGAATAGATTCGATGTGTTCGAACATATCGCTTAAGACCTTTTCAGGAATGCAACGTTTATGTAGCATCATTAAATCTCGATTCAATAACCATCGTTCTTTAATTTCGGCTAATGGTTTGTCGATTTTAATTACTCGTTGAGCAATAGAAACGATTTGATCGATATATTCTTCATTAAAGAAGTGTGATTGATTGATGTAAATTTTATCATCTTTAAATTCTGCCATAATTGCAGCGGCATGAGTATCGGTTACTTTGAATGTTCGTTCTTTACCTGATTTATCAGTTTTAATTGTAGTATGTAATGGTGGAACATTATCGCCTGAATCTCCTACTAGGATTTTTCTGAAGACAAATTCATTAACATTGACTTCATCTAATTTCATTTTATTTAACTTAACGATATCTTTGAGATGAGACTTTGCATTTGATATGATGTCTTTAGGTAAGTTGAAAATATCAGTAGGCATTTCTTCGACTTCGATCCATTGTTTAAATCCTGGAAAAACGTGTAGGTCTTTGTCGAATTTATTGTAATAAACTGTATTAGCTCCTGATGAATTGTCTTTATTTACTAATTGAAGTAAATCATTATCACCTGAAATAATTAAAGCATTTTGACCATTTTGATTTAAGTACGAAGACCAAGCAAATATTAAATCGTCGGCTTCGGCACCTTTAACTCGAGAAATAATAACACCTAGTTTTTCAAGTGATTTTGCAAATTCGTCATGAACTTCATAAATCATAGACCAATTAATTTCATTGGTTTTAATACGATTTCCTTTGTATTCGGCAGTTGGATGATATGATTTACGCCATGAGCTTGAATCGATAGTATAAACGATTCGATGAGTAATTCCTTCGAAACGTTTTATTTCAGCAGCAAAATCGACAGATAATTTCCATAACAATAGATTTTTATCTTCTTCAGGTTCGTCGATAAAATTAAAAGGTTTGCCTTGTTTAATTTTTTGACCGATATGGAATGTTTTATGTAGCCAAAAATTAGCATCGAATTCTAAGGTATATTTACCTGTCATAATGTTTTTGTTTAATGTGTTATACAAATATAACAATATTAGTTGTTATTTAGAAATATTTTAATAGAAAGTTATTAACAAATAACAACCGCTCGAGTTCTAGTAGAATTTACTAATCGGTAAGTTAAATTGATATAAATAGCTCCAGTGTTTGCATTTACGTTTACCGAATAATCATTAGGACTAATTAATTCCCAAAAAGTTGATGAGCTACTTTCAGTTTCCGGATCTATGAACGCTGAATTAACTCGCCATAATTGAATTTGGATGTCTGCTAAAGATTGACTAATTTCATCGATTAAAAACCCAGATGAATAAGGCGAAGTTAAACTAGATGAACTTGATGGATTACCACCATAATAGTTATAATAACTGTAATTTTGGTCATAACTTATTTGTTCTTGAGTATTCCCTGAGGCTAACATTATTGGATTAATTTCTTCAGCAGTAATAATTAGGCGTTCATTGCCTGCGGTAATCCATTCTTTAATGAATTTAGAAGTAGCTGCAGTAGATCCAGCAGGTCCAGTAACTCCAGGTAATCCAGCTTCGCCAGTTGCTCCTATCGGACCAGTTGCTCCAGCAGATCTTGAAGAAAATATATTTATTGGATTTCCGAAGAAATCCACGATGATTCCATTAACTAAAAATATTTGTTGATTGCTTGCAGGCATATGTTCTTTTCTTTTATCTATCCTATGAACGAACAATATGTTGTATACGATAAACCAAGGACAACATACAAATTACCGGATCAATAACAAATCTAAGTTCATATGAATGTCTATTAACTTCATAACATATTTCACCGGCTTTTCTCATTAACTGAGGACGTTCTAATTGAATGTATTCTATGAAATCTGTACCTAATGATTGAACCACATCATCTACTTTTGATGAGTAATTAGAAACTAAGTATTGATAGTTTTTAACTTCGTCATTTGCAGGATTAAAGATATGTTCGTAAAGGTCTTTGAAAACTCCGTGGAATTTTTTAACATCTTCTGCAGTGATTTTAGTTTTACCTTCTGCATGATAACCTTGTAAGATGTTAATGATTGATCGTAAATCCGGAAACTTACGTTTAACTAATTCAACTAACGCTTCTTTCTCGATATCCATACCTTCGGCTTTGATGATATCATAAACTCGCTTATAGTATTTCTTTTCAATTTCAATTTCTTCTTCTTCAGAGAAATCAAAATTAAAACATTCGAAACGAGATTGAATGTTGTCAGGAATTTTATTAATGTAGTTGCAAGTAGCAATAAAACGAGCAGTTTTTTCGAATTGTTCGATTGTACCACGTAAAGCTTTCATGTATGCATCAGAGACACCATCGAACTCATCTAATATAACCACTTTTAATTTTCTTTCACCATCAATAACAGACAAAGTAGAACAGAATTCGGATATTTTCGTACGAACAGTATCAACTCCGGTTTCAACCGAACAATTGATATACATAGTTGGATTGTCTTTTGAAATAGCTTTTGCCGTTGATGTTTTGCCTGTACCTGGAGAACTATGAAATAAGAAATTCATATACAACCCATTACGAAGTTTGGTTGCAATTCTTTCAGGTAATATCAATTCATCTAATGTGGATGGACGATATCTTTCAGTCCATAGAGCTTTTTTAGGATTCATATAAATAGTTTAGAGTTATTATATGCTAATAATCCTTTAAAAGTATTAACAAATTTATGAATTTAGCTCCGCTAAAACTTCTTTAAGATTTTTAGCAGTTCGATCATTGTATTTTTGTTGAGAGATTTTATCTCGTCTTTCAATTACTCGATTAAAAAGAGACTTGACTTCGTCTATACTTTTCTCAGGTAAATCTACATGATAAGAAAATTTACCGTTTTGGAGGATGATAAATTTATCGAAAATTTGAACATAATATTTCGAAGTTTCTACCGTATATTTTTTCTTGTCGAAGATATATCGTAAAATAGTGTTAGGCTCGCAAATCAACTTATTAACGATACGCAAACAATCAATTTGTTTATCTTCAATTAACTCATCGTTTGAAAATACAGTAAACAATTTTGTAATTTTTCTTCTTGCTTGTCTTGCTCTTACTTGTAATCTTTCAGTTTTCATTTATTCTTCGATTTTAGAAATGGTTAAATAAGCAAATCCGATAGATAACATAAATGAGACCATAACGAATGCCATTTCATTTGCAATTCCGGTAAAGTGAATTGTTTTTTGTAAATCGCCAGTTAACGTAGAGTAGGTACATAGCATAGAAGCCAGAGTTAATAAAAGGTAAATTGCTCGTTTAGATGTTGGATTTGTCATAATATGAAGTTTTAATTAGATATGTAAATATAATCAATATGTTTGTATCGTGAAAATCTAAAGTGTTAAAATTTTGTTAAAGTTTTAACACTTTGCTTTAATTTTATCTTTAACCATTTTATCTAATGTTCCGGCTAGTGTATGAGGATTAGAGTTTCATCTAGTTTAATGTTATAATATTGCTAGCAAACCATATTTTAGAGATAAAATAGAATTCTTTACATTACATTACAGGCGAAAAATGAGCAATTATAGTTGTGATTATTATAACAATAATACAGAATACTGCCATCACTAGATTATCTTTTACATTTTGTTTCACGATGTTTTGATTTTATTAAGTTTTTTACGAGTAATATAGTATTCTCCTTCTAGGTTAATGAAATAATCTCCAAAAAGAAGTCTTCCTGTTGCTATTAATTTTTCAGCTAGTTCGGTTGATATAATCATGTTTCTTTATTTTATTTAGATATGTAAATATAATCAATATTGAGGAAACTAAAAAAATTAAAGTGTTAAAAATTTATTAAAAATTATGCAGCCTTTTCATATTGGAACAATGCTTTACCCCAGATAGGAGCAATTCTCTGGGCAATTCTTTTACCGTAAGCTGAGTATAAAATACCTCGGTTCCAAAGGAAGTGCTCATAATCATAACCGTATTGTTCTACCGCACCTTCAGCGATCCAACGTAAGGCAGTAATCTCATCACTAGCACCTATTTGGATAGTATTAGTAATAAGGTTTTGGAAGGCTTTATCCGCTTCAAATTCAGCAGCCAATTCCTCTTCACGATTATCAGCACAAACCTGTTCGAAACGATCAAAATCGGCCTCTAACTCCTCAGTAGTTAAGGCATATACATTAATAGTACGAGGACGAAAACCATAAGCATCTTTATGGAAATCTGAATATATGAGAAGCATGTTCTCTCGATGAGACAACTCATAGTTATGAGCTAATTTAGATTCAAGTTCTTTTTGTTCGTGGATTTGTGATTCTGTCATCATAATGTGTAGTTTTAATTAGATATGTAAATTTAATCAAATAATCTGAAACATGGAAATTTATTTCAATAAAGTTATTAACAATTTATAGACACCATTTTATGCTTTTAACTTCTGATTCATATGAAAGCCTATATTCAAGTTCTTTCCAAATCTTAGTAAGTGAAGGACATTTGCAATATTTAGTAGCAACAAGAGTTTCTATGCTATTTATTGTAATGTAAAAATTCCAATTTTTAGGTTCGTTAAATCCTTTCATAATATTTAGTATATGTAGTTAAGAGCAATATTCATAGAAGTTGAATTGAAATCTGGTGGTATTGGTTTGATTACTTCCCAAACTCCATATTTAACGTTTTTGATAAATTCTAATCTTCGTAAATTTGATAGATATTGACGAGTACGATATCCAGGATTATTGTTCCATCTCTTCCAATTAGTAACATTTTCAATACCGGTAGTATGTTTGATTAAATCCGATACCTTAAATTGTTGATCGTTACGTTCGTTTAAAAATGTTTTAACTGACGTGAATAATGAATTTTGATTTGACATAATGTGTAGTTTTAATTAGATATGTAAATATAAGCAAAAAATCCGACACTAGGAAATGTCGGATTAATTATTTTCAAAAAGTTATTAACAATTTATTGTTCGTTAGTAAAGAATTTTGTTACTTGGTCTAAGTTTTCGTTTGCTACTGAAATGTGGTCTTCTGCCCAATCATGCCCATTCTTTAAGATTTCGTCTATTTTAATGGGATCCATAGCTAAAAGAATTTCTACATTTCTTTTGATAGTTTTAAGATTTTCTATCGTCATATAGTTCTCAGCTTTTTCGTTTACGAATTCATTGAATGTAGGTAAGTGTTCCATATTACTTTAATAATTTTTTAATGTCTTCTATAACTCGGTTTCGATTATTGATAACCGATTGTGCCTTTTTAGGGTCTCTTTGCATAAGACGATCAGTATCTCTTGCCCATTTTTCTATTTCCTTAGTTAGTTCAACAGTTTTAGGCCAAGTTGAATCGTTAAGGACATCAAAATCTGGGTTGCCTTCAAGAGACTCGATTCCAGTTTCAACACTACGATCGATGTTTACCCAATATCCACCTCCAGCAGCACTTATTACAGTTCCAACTGATACTTTTACCTTTCTAGTTCCTTTGATATTTTTAACTTCTGTGTCTTTGTTAGCAATATACACATTCCAATGTTCTCCGCCAACCGCTAATGATGTAGATTCGTTTAAGAATTCTTCATATGTAGGTAGTTTACTCATTATTTCTTTGTTTTTTTATTTTCAAATGTTATTCCAGCATGTGCACTTCCTTTAGCTTCACCTGGATGATATTCACCATCAAATGAAGTTACTACGAAAGTTTTATATGGCGATACTGAACAACCAATTCTTTCCATGAATTTCCTATTTACTAAAAATTTAGTAGATTTGTCGATTCTATTAACTAATGAAACTTGAACTTCTTTGTAAGTTTTACCAGCAAATGCGATATCCATTTCTATAATAGGTCTTTCATCAATATCATTACCAACTTCTGCATTAGAAATTCCAATTATCTGATGCACATATTTTTTACCGTTCAATTCCCAATTACATTGTTTGCCATCTTCACTAATTTTCATTTTATCATAAGTTAATGAACATGAAAGTGAACCATTACCAGTATCGAACTTAGAAACAATATCACCAATTCCAGGAATTGTAATTACTTCTCTAAATCCAATAATTCTACGTGAACGAATCCAATTTTGTCTATCTGATAGAAAATCGATGATGTCTTTAATAACATCTACACCAGTAGCCTTTTTTAATCCTTGTGTACCTGGAGATGAATTAACTTCTAGTACATAGTTTTTACCAGTTTTCTCATCAACAATAATATCAACTCCACACCAATTACAACCTACTGCCTTAGCCGATTCGATCGCAATTCTTTCTTGTTCTGGTGTTAATTTGGTTTTTTCAACTGAACCGCCTAATGAGTAGTTAGTTCTAAAGTCTTTATCAACTTTGTTTCTTCTCATATAACCTAAAAGTACCGAATCAGTATCTTCCGGTCTAGGTGAATTGAAACGCTTAGTTAAAACGTGAATACGTAAATCATATTCTGATTCGATCTTTTCTTGTATAAGAGTTTCTACGGTTGGATCGACTTTCCATAAAGTTTGTAATACTGATTTAAGAGATGCTAATGAATCTATAATAGAAACTCCAATTCCTTGTGAACCGGAAAGCATTTTAAGGATTACCGGAAAATTGCCACCAACTTGTTCGACTGCCGGTTCAATGGAATCTTCTCCATCGACCATTGCCATTTTAGGAACCGGAAGACCGGCATCCATAAGTATTTTTGAAGTAACGTATTTGTTTTCACAAGCTAAAACTGAACTTAAAGTGTTTACTACAAAGAAATTATTATCTTCTAATTGAGATACAATATCTCGAGTATAAGTATTTCTAACGATTCCTCTACGAGTTAAAATTGCAGTATCTTCTGAATCTATTTTAAAAGGTTTCTTGGTTTTATCAACGATAGTAAAATAATCTCCATCTGAGCTTTTAGTCAATGAACATGTATTAACATCAATGATGCGGAATTCGATTCCACGTTTTTTACATTCTTTATCAACTGCAGGAACAGTGTATGATTCCTCACTAATATTGGAAAGAAGTACAATTTTAACAGGATTTTTTGGTGCCGGTTTTACAGCCTCATTAATTACAAATTCGTTAAAGTATGCGAGACGGTTTTTCATTTTTTCGTATATATTTTATGAATGATTTCTGATTATCTATCATCATTCTCTTACATTTTTCGGTAAAAGCTAATGAAGATTCAATAACTCGTTGGTCAATTTTTTCATTACCCTTAAGGTAGTATTTGAAACATTTTTCACAAGTAAAATTACTCGGAACATATGTGTCTATTCGAGATTGAATTTCTTTATTGCAATAAGCACAGTTCCAATCAAATACTTTATATGAGTCTTTAACGGATGAATAAGATGATATGTCTTTTGACCCTGGTTGAACAAATGGCCGATTCAAATGAGATACTCTTATTCTCCCATCTTCGATCCTAAATATGGCATTAATGAAAAGGTCATCATCAGCATATTTCTTAATTACTGGATTTTCCTTTAATATTCGTTGATGCCTAGGTGGAAGTCCTTTAAGTACGATTCCATATTTAGTAGGAGTTTTACCTAAGTTCTGTCTTTTTATATGATAATTAGCCATTCAAAGGAATGAATTCGTTACTGAAATTTTCAATTTGTTGCTCAACTAAATTTATCATTGCCATGATAGTCCAAATTTCTGTATCTGACGCCTCATCAATACCGTTTTCAAGATTTTCTATTCTAGTTTTAATAGCATCTAAATTCTTTTCAATAGCGTCAGCGGCTTTTTGAAGAGAAGCTTTTTTATCTTCGTCTTCTGTTTCTGCTACTTCATCTTGCTTCTTCTGCCAAGCGGTAGATATTCCCTTTTGTTTTTCTAATGCAATTTTAAGCTTATATTGTATCATTGCATCTTTGTCTCTATCTTCAATTTCCGAAGAATCGATATCTTTATTACCTCGTTTTTCAGTATCTTTAGTTGAATCAGGAAGATCAGCTTTCTTAGCAGCTTCTTTTGCCTCTTGATATTCAGGATTGTCTTTACCTTTTTCGTCGGCTTTCTTTTGAGCATCTTCGATTTCAGTATTCAATTTTGATAAAGCAGCTTCTTCTTTTTTAACAATTTCTGACAATTCTTTTCTAGCTTTATCGTCTTCAACGATTGATAAAATCTTTTTCTGATATTTTAGTTTATTTTCTAAACGAGTTTTAGACACTAGAGTTTTTAACATATCGCTAGAAGCTAATTTATCAGTAGTTTCTTTTGCTGCATTGATAAGCTCGGTAGTAGATTCCTTTTTATCATCATAAGTCTTTTCTAAAGATTTAATTTGAGCATCTAACTTCTCAATTGCCTCTTTATTTTTTGCTTTCATTTCTGCATCACCTTCATCTTCTTTCTCTCCAGGTTCACCTTCAGTTTCAGGTTCAAGTTTCTTTTCAGGTTCAACTTTCTTTTCCGGTTCAACTTCAGTTCCGGTTTTAGTTTCGGGCTTCTTTGTAGTTTTTTCTAAATCTGCTAATTTATTTTTAAGTTCACTTAATTTAGCTTCTTCGGGTTCTAATGCTTTTTGTAAAACTTTAGGATTATTTAGAGGACTTTTAGGATCTTTTGCCTTTTCTTTAGTAGTTTCGATTTTATCTTCTAAATCAGAAATATGTTTCTTTTGAGCTTCTATTTCTTTGCTATTATCTTCTTCAGGTTCCTCATCAGGTGTATCTTCAGAATTTTTCTTTGCTTCTTCTTTTTCCTTACCGAGTTTATCTATTTCGCTATTGATATTTACTCTTTTAGATGTAGCAGAATCTCCGGTATCTCCTTTCATTTTTTCAAGTTCAGCTCGAAGATCGGTAATCTTTTTTGTAATGGCATCTACCTCTTCATTTTCGTTAATAGCCTTCTCATACATGGAAAGTAGAAGATTTTCAAATATAGTATTAGTTTTCATATTTATAATATTAGCCTGGATATCCCGGAAAATCACCTTTAGGAGCTTCTCTTCCTTCTAACTCTGCTTTTTTTGATTTGAGTTGATATATTTTTGCATAATCATTAAGTTGTGTGTCTGCGGCATCATATTCTTTATTTACTGCCTTTTTAACTTTACCCTTCTTAAACATATAAGAAATCCAAGAACCAATACTCGCAGCTGCTAAAACTGCTCCAGCTCCTACTGCTACTGCACCAGCAGTTGCTATTGCACCAGCCTTTTTAACTGTACCAATTGCTGCTCCAGCTGCGGTGTCCCATTCAGCTTCTCCATCGGTTGATGAATGAGCTTCGTTTAGGTCCTCTATAAAAGACTCATAAAGATAATCTAGTGTTGATGAATTTTCATTTATTATAGATTCGCTGATTCCGTCTCCAGAAAATAACAATATGAATCTAACAATATCTTCATATTCTTTTTGTGCTGGAGTATAATCATACTGTAAACATAATTGTTTATAGTTTTTCATCTCGTTTTGTATACCGAGAACATTTGTAGGTAGAATAAAGGTCATAATATAGGGTTACTATTCAATTTAATTATATATCTCTAGAATTTGTGACAAAAAAAGAGCTCTTCGTGAGAAGAGCTCTTTGAAATATATGAAGCATAAAGATTATACTAAAGAACCAAGAAGGCTAGACATAAATACACCTGAAGTGATATACATAGTTTCTGGGTGGAAACCAGCTTCAACTAAAGCGTATCTTGATTTAACAGCAACTTTAGGAGCCATAGTTCCTTCAGCAATTGTTTGTACTGATTCAGCCATTAAGTAAGGCATGAATACTAAACCTGGAGAGTTACCATCACCTTTACGTCCAACTAAGAAACGAGTATCGTTCCAAGCCATGTTAGGATCGTTGTAGATAGCAAGACCTGCAACAGTTCCAATTGGGTAAAGTGAACCACTCATTTGGTTAATAGTATTAGCCATAGGAGCAGGAACGAAACCAGCTATATCTTGAAGAGCAGAACATACTTGACCGTTTGTAACGATGAAAGTAGCTGGTCCTCTACGACCTCTAATTGCAATAAGGTTAGCGATTGCAAGGATCTTAGACATAATTTTTCTCTGACGAGTTGAAAGATTCTCAGAAGCTGAGTTTGTAACCTCAGAAGCAAGAATAGTTGCAGCTCTAAGAGTAGTATCTTGGATGTAAGCACCAAAGTTAGTTTGAGTGTTAGCAGATGTACCTGATACAACAACTGAAGTAGCACCAATGTTCAAGAAGAAGTTGATTCCTTGAGAATTAACAACATTTTTGTGGTTAGTTTCTCCAAGAGCAAATAATCTAGAAAGGATGTTTTTGTTGATTGATTGAGTCAATTCATTGATAAGTACTGATTCTACTTGAGATACAGCATCTACTCCGAATTGTTTCAAATCTTGAACTTGCTCTCTAGTAACAGCAGCTGCAACTTGGAAAGTTTTAGCTTCAACTGATTTGTTGAAAAGACTTAAGTTCATTACATTGTCCATAGTAGACTCACCTAAACTTCTAGAGTAAGGATCGTTAATATCAGAACCTGTATAATCATTGCTTGTTAAAGCAGTACCTGAGAAACCGGTAATGTGGTCTTCTAAAGCTTTTACTAATTCTACGTTTAATCCAGTAGAAGCACCAGTTACACCAGAGATACCAGAAGCACCTAAGATAGTAGCATAAGTTGCAAGGATTGTAGCACCAGAAAGAGTACCTCTAACGTGGAAGATTGGATAACCATCTAAACGTGAAGCTCCAACATAAGCAAGAGTAACACCATTAGTAGCAGCAGAAGTTCCACCAACTACGAATGCAGGAACTGCAGTAGAACCGTAGTTTATTTTGATTAACAATGGAGCATTTGTAGTAGAAGATGTTTGACCACCAGCATATACGAAGTCTAAATATGTTAATACACCCATTGGACCAGGCATTGGTACAACTGGTACCAAGTCAAGACCGATAGTTTGAGCAGCAACTTGCATTGCTAATGGAAGAAGTGTGTGAGCTTTATCACCTGAACCTGTAGTTTGGTCTGCGAAAGCAGATTGACTTCCAGGACTGTCAGGGAATCTTGTAGCTCCCATACCGTTTACTGCGCCTAATTGAGCTAAGTTATTGTTTTCATACAATTCATGGTAATGACAGTATTTAGACATCCACTCTACTCTAGAACGCTCTTGAATTCCTGTAGTAGACTCAATGATTGGAGCCCATTTACCGAATATTTCTTGTTCGTTAATTAAATACATTTAAAATGTTTTATTTTGTTTTGTGTTTTGATTTTTACGCTGATGCTTTTTGTGTTTTAGCAGTATTTAGCGTTTAAGTATATATCTAAGTCGCCTTAGATTTTTTATTTCTAGCACAAAAACTCACCATTTCTGATGAGTTTTTGAAATAATTTAAAAATATAATTTATTATCTGTTAAATCTTCTTCTTAATTCAGCCTGTACAGTGTCCATATAATTAGCTGGAGTTTTATATTCTGCAGACTCATTAACAATTGCCGGTGCAGCACCTTCATTTAATGGAGCATCAACTTTTACAGATCTTAAATCTCTGGTAGCCCAGAAATCATCGATTTTATATTGGTTATCTAAAACTTTTACTGAAGCTTGAGCCTTAATAGCATTCTTTTGTGATTCATTTAAACCATTCCAAGAATCTTTATATTTAGCAGGAATATTAGTTAACCAATTTGTAACCGGTTTAAATCCAATAAATACTGATTCGTATAATCTTTCAGCATCAACTGATCCATAAAATTTATTACCTTCAAAAGCTGCAATAACTTCGTCTTTTTTCTCAGGAGTTAATGACTCAAATTGATTTCTTTTATTTTCTGATAGGAAATTTAAGAAGTGTAATTTGTTAGCATCTACTGATTCGTTAACTGATTTAGCGCTTTCTAAAATAGTATTCAATTTGTCAGTTAAAGATTTTTCGAATGCATCTTCTTCGTTACCTTCAACCTTAGCTAAGATTGACCTATTTGGAGTGGAATATACGATAGCGTTTTCATCAATCGATTCAGCATTTTCTAAACCAGTAACTTTACCTTCATTAATTTCTTTAACGATATGATTAAGGTAACCTGCAAGATTTTGAGTATTTTCTTTTAAGTATTCAGTATATTCAATGATTGATGATGTACCTTCAACAATATAATCATTATGAGAAATTACATTATCTAATTGTTCATTCATATGTTGTTGATAAGTCCAACGTGAATTAGATTCGTTAGCAAGATATTTACTAAATTCAATTCCTTGATCTGCTTTTTCTGCAACTACTTTAGTATATTCAATACCTCTATCGCTCATTTCAGCAACTAATTTAGTATACTCAATTAAGTGGTCAACTGATTCAGAAAGTTTTTCTGAGTAGTTAATTCCTTGATTAGATTTTTCACCAACTAATTCAGCATAGTTTTTAACTCTTTCAAGGTTTTCAATGATATAATCATTATGAGAAATTAAACCATCAACTGATTCTGCTAGTTTTTCAACATAAGAATTAATTTGATTAACTCTTTTTGCAGTTTCTTCGGTGTAACGTATCAATCCTTCATTAACAGATGAAGAATCTTTAGCTGATGATTCGGTTAAAGACTTTTTAAGATTTTCTACTTCGTTTTTAACATGTTTAGTATATTCGTTAAAATCTTCAACGGTAATGTATTTTTTAGGATCCATTTTGTCGTTTTTTGTTTCGTTTATTGTGGTTTGGGGTGTTTCTTCTTGTTGATAGATTAAAACTGGCATATCAGATTCACTCAAATCAGATTCTATTTCGTAGATCTGAGTCAATGAATCATTGTCTAATCCAAAAGATTCGTTTACTCTTTTTAATTCGGCATTAGCAAATCCAGGATCTGCAACTAAATCATAAGTAAACATTTTTTTAATTTTAACATGGCCATTAGATTCAACAACACCGGCAGCTCTAGATGAAATATGAAGAGGTACACCAGCATCTACTAATGCCATTGCTTGTTTTCCAGCATCAGTATTAAGTAATCTGATTCTACCAGTAACTTTTTTGCTAGCTTTATCGTATTGAATGTCTTCAATAATATGCGAAGCATTCTTTAACGATATATCAAAAGATTTAGGGTGGTCAAGTTCTCCAAGTAATTTATTACCTTTAAGTTTTTCTTGTAAGTCTTGTATGTGTGGCATTAACTCAGCTTCATCGTAAATACGATTATTCTTGTTTCTAATGCCTATTTCGGTGAAAACACCTTCCAACACATATTTATCTCCATCCTTAGAAGATGTAAGATTTCCTTCCGATCTTTCTAATACAAGTAGATATTTATTATTGCTCATTATGGCTTCTATTTTTAGTTATATATCAATGACGTTTGGAAACAATGGAAATTCAATTACATTCCAGTTGCTTCGGCATCCTTTTTTGCAGCTTCTCTTCTTTCTACATCTTCGATACCTTTTAGTTTCTTATTAAGACGTAAATCGTCGTTGGATAAACCTAAGAATCTTTGAATTAAGAATTCCGATGCAAAGTATTTTATTTCATTCATGTTTGCATCTGTATCAACAAGACCATCTTTCATTGAAGTTACGAAATCTAATCTTTTCTGTAAGATTTCGATTTCTTTCATCTCTTCAAAGATGTTCATTGTGTTGTATTTTACCCCGATTTGGGCTTTAAATGCATCATCTTCCTTTATTTCAGGGAAGTCCAAACACATTTGAATCCAAAGTGGTTTTGTAAGTATTTCTTGAAAAACTGAACGTAAACGAGTAACAAAACGTCCAAATTTAATCTCATCTCTAGTCATACCCTCAGCATTCATTTCCCATGAAGGTGGGGATTCCATATCAAAACGAGAAAGTGGAATTTTAGATACTTTAATTAATTTCTCTCTGAAATATTTAAGAGCATCAGTATCTGAAAGGTCTGGACCATCGTTTCCGATAGTCTCAATTGTAGGTTCACCAGCATCACCTGATGGTAACCAATATTCTTTGTTAAATGGCATCATTGCTTTACCATTAACTTTTAATTCGCCTGATTCAGTATCAAAATCTATTTGCTCTCTGTAGTTTTGCATTAAAACTCCAAGAGATTGTTTTGCTCTAGTTTTCGATTTACCACCAACTGGAATTACGAACTTAGTTTTAAACGAAGCATTAACGGTAGCCCAAATAACTCTTGAGTGTTCCATAATCCTAAGTAAGTTAAAAGAACGAATAAGTCTTTCAACATAAGAAACTCGATTTACGGTATTAACGTTAGCATAAGAGATGTAAATAACCTGAGAATCATAAACAACTCTCTCTTTATTTGGCATACCTTTAAATTGTTTCCAAATTTTCTTACCTTCTTTGTCAATTCCAGGTTCAAGATTTATCGGATCAAGTTCTTTGAATCCGATGATTCGAGATTGTTCTTTGTCATAGATTATCTCAAATGCAAGATAACCATCAACTAACCATTTTCTAAAATAAGACCAAGCGGCAATATCATTATTGAATCCAAAATATTGATAGATTCTTTTAAAATTAGTATCTAAAGCGATTTTAACTGCTTCTAATGTTGTAGGTTCTAATGTATCATCATCAAAAGATAATGGCATACAAAAGTAATTTTTGTCGTCATAAACTACACACTCATCACAAAGAGTATCAAGAATATCTTCTATCTCATCTTGGATAGCGAATTTTCTAAGGTCTTCTCTTTTCTTAGGGTATGATTTATCAAAGATGGAAATTGATTTACGAAGATTGATGTCGGTCATTGACAAATTAGCAAAAAGTGCATAATCATCATATTCACCTCCAGCAACATTTCTCGGATCAAGTCTCCAACCATATTGGTCTTCATTGATACCGATAGCTTTAGAATTCTTCAGCACCATATCATCATACATCATCCCGAAGGAAGATAATGATTTAAGTGCTTTACTGACGATGTTTCTCGAAGCTGGTGTTGGTTTACCGTTTGAGGTTTCGTCTCTATTTACAAATCCTGGCATAAGTTTATTATTATGGGTTTAAGTATATATTCGTGTTGAAATGATTACTATAGAAAAGTGTATTTATTTTTCTTTTTAGCAATATCTCTAGATGCTTTAATCTCGCCTCTATTATTACGTAGATATTGAATATGTTTCTCATAATCTTCATAAATACTACTTAAACTAGTACCTGAAGCATTTATCATAAGTTCAGGAAATATTCTAGGTTGATCGAGTTGTACTGCTTTATCCCAATCTTCATAACATATACAGACTTTCGGTGAAATTACTAATGAAGGAATGTATTGCCTTAAAGCAAACGATAGACCAACTTGATCGAGAGCAGTTTGTAAAGAGTATAAATCGAGAGCAATCGGAGGTTGCTCATTAGCTTTTAAGGATTTAGCCTTAATTGCAGAAGAATAACCTGGCTTATACATAAGTCTAATCTTTTCTACGATATATTTTCTAGCAGCTGGCGGATACCAACTAATATTTAAACCTATCATTAGTTTTCCTTTAGAAGTATTAATCATACCTAAACACAAAACTATTGGATGTTTATCCCAATAATCTAAAGTAGATTTATGTTTTGCGTTATATTTAAAAATGTAAATCTTACCCTTTTGGAATCCTGAATCTTTATTGATTTGAACCCGAGTATTTCTAGAATCCTTCATCTGATCCATCAGCCATTTGTATGCATCCTTGGAATTATTAATTACTTCTTCTTCTTTATCTGAACCCATTTTAGATTGCAGAGTAAGTAACTTAATGATGTCTTGTAAAAAGTCTAATACTGGATTCATGATTTACCTTTGAAAAAATCTTCCGTAACATATATGAATTTCCAACCTCTAGCTTTAGAATAGGCTTCAGCGGCATTCTTTTTACTTAGATTAGTAATCCAAGTTTCGTAACTCCATTTATAGGAATTTAATGCCTTAGCGGTTTTTCTAACAGGTAAAGTTGGCTTTAGTAATTGAGCTTTTGGTTTAATTTCTACGATGATAATTTCACCACTAGAAAGCCTCAATATGTAGTCAGGGAAGTATTTATGATATTTGTTGTCCAACGGAAGAAAATAAGGGATTGAAAAAGATTCCGAAGACCAACTAAGTATCTCCGGATTTCTTTCACAATATAGACAAAATTTCTTTTCCCACGAAGATCGATATATGATAGGACCACTTCCTGAATATTTTTTGCATTCGTTAATATTGAAATATCCTTGAATAAACCCTGATTTTTTAGAAGGTTTATTACTTTTTATTGAATGCATAGTTTAAATTACTCTTCAGTAGCTACACTTTCAGAAGAATTACCTTCTAAAACTTGTACAAATCCACCTTTAGCGATAACATCAGCAATTTCAGTATCAGTATACTGAATATCATTAGCTTTATCTTCACCATTAAAAATGTGAACTCCATCAGTTACACCTTGATATATCATATCAGTATTAACAGTATCATCTACAGTGATAACATATTCTTTACCAGGAAGTAATTCAGAAACAGAAGTTAAAGCTGGTCCTGTTGGATCTACTCCGGTAGTATTTTGTGGGTCAAATCCATCAGCGTCGGTAGCTTCTTGAATTTTGTAATGTTCGTTTACGAACTCGTCAAATGATAATAATTTTTTCATTTTAATTTATTATTGTTTTTGTTTTTTATATTTATCCAATATATGTTGGGTAACTTCCTCCAGATGCAGAATCGGTGGTGTTTCTATATCCAGTAACTTTAGGATTTGAATCTGCAGCAGATACAGGATTTAATGTTCCGGTACCGACCATTTCAGCTTCTTCAACTTCTTTGCCTTCTTTTTTCTTAGGTGGATTTTTTTCTAATTCCCTTTTTAAATCTTTTTGAGCATCTAAAGCTTCAGGATTTTGTATTTTTTCTGCTTTATCCTTAACTTTATTCATTTCTTCTTGAGTTAATTCGTCATGAAGAATAAAAGTAGAAGGTGTTTCGTTAGTAAATATTTTACTTCTAGCATAATCAAAAACAAAAACTAATTTCTTATTTACATCATATACATTAAAAGTTTTCGAAAAGGCATCCTGTTCAAAATTGTACTTTTCTATATTTTCAAGCTTCCAAGCTGACCACCATTCCGGAGTCATAGCATATACTCGATTTAATTTAGCTAAGCTAACTGCCTCATTAACAAAATCAGCAAATTTTAAAAGACGATTCATCGCGGTTGTTATTTTAAACGGAATAAATACCTTCGGAATCACCATTACCTCCACTTAGAGATATAGTTCCTTTGTATTTTCCTGGATGTAATTTATTCCATCCTTTAGCATATCCATTTTTAGCTATTTGAGTAAAATAGGAAAATGCGTTTTTAGTTTTTTCTGGCTTAAATGATTTCCAGTATTTAAACAAATCCAAAAGGGCAAAAGCTATACAATCTTCTCGGTCCATCGGATCTTCATACGTTAATCTCGTATTAGCTCGATATGCAATTAAGATAAGCATTTCTTCTGCCTTCTTGGTTAATTTTTCTTGTTTTAAGGAAATGCATATTTCCTCGTAGAGTTCTTTTGGTTTTACGTAAATTGACATTGATTTGAGGTTTTAGAATTTAACTACTAAAAACTTTTTATCTATTAATTCAGATTTCCCATTAGGCAAAATGATTTCTATTTTATCAGAATCTCCACTCTTAGTGTATTGTAAAGCATTTACTTTAACTACATCTCCTTTTTTAATCATTTTAAAAGGAGATGTTAGTGTAGCATTTACAAATTCATCTGATTTCGATTCATTTAACCATTCATCAAATGTGGATAGTTTCATAATTGAAATTTGTTTTTAACAGCAAGTGATTTCGCCGTTTTTAATTGCGGCAAGCACCTCTATCTCAGTCATATGCAAAGGTTGTGAGTTAGTTTCAAGATTTTTCTGATTGAATATATAAGCTCCATCAGCATCACCTACAAATATGTAACCTGCAGCACCTTTAATTGTATATTCTTTACCTGCAACTAAATCTGCAACTGATTGTACTGGAATTGTTCCAGGAACTGCGGTTTCACCAGCTTTAGGTAAGAAAGGAGTTTCAACGCCTTCAACAACCTCACCTTTTAATTTGGCAAGAATTACGTTTTGTTCTTTAATTTGAGATTCTAGCAATTGTTTTGCTTGATCGATAAATTCTGATTTTCCTAAAGTTCTTTCCGCAGCATCTATATCAGCAAGTTTTTCGATGATAAATTTGATTCTACTTTCAACTTTTCCAAGTTCAGCATTTTTTCTAGAAATTTCAGCTTTTTCATTTTCAACTAAATGAGATAACGATTCAGTTATATCATAATTCATAAAATCTTTTACCATTTCAACTGCTTCATTAGCCGAAGAAGCTTCAACAAGAGAATTTTCTTTCATTCCTTTGTTTATCTTTTGTACAAATACTCTATCCTCAACATTGAATATAGAAACTGAAAGACCTTCAAAAACTGAAGAAATTACTTTATAACCGAAATCAAGTTCTTTAACTTTAGAACCTTCATTTACTGCTCTTTGAATAAGAGCAAGTTTATCTTGTTCATTAAATCTAACGAAGCCAGAAGTAACTAATTGAGTAGCAAGTGAAGTAGATTCAACAAGTTTACCATTGAGTGTAACTTTAGGTTGTTCACCAAATGTGATATCTAATACTGAATTAGGATTAGGGTACATTCTCATTTGATTATCTCCAAATTTAGAAGATTCAGTAATCTTAACTAAAGAATTGAAATCGTTATTACCAGTAAAAGCTGATTCTGAAATTGTGTTTCCTTTAATTTCTAAGAATTTACCTGAAGAATAAAAAGCAAAAGTATTTTCATCAATAGTTTCGATTGGTGAATATATTTTTTGAACTTTAAAGTTAGGATTTTGTCCATTAACTTCTCCTTTTTGAGCTGAACAATACTCGTAAAGTCTTTTAACGATAGGAATCCAAACTTCTGTTTCTAAACCTTCAATTACTGCAAATGTAGGATTTTCAGCATTAGAAGCTTCTCTAAGAGAATTAATAGCTTTTGTGTAATAAGCTTTGTTTCTATCTAATTCTAAGTCTCTAATTATAGATTCAATAAGAATATAAATTTGATTAGCTTTGATAAATTCTTGTCCTTCTGTGATGAAAGTTTTAATTTGTGGCATCCAAGAATAAGCATTCAATTCTTTGATTGCTGACTCAAGAATAGCTATTCTACCTAAAAGATAAGAATCTGCGATTTGAGTTTTAGCTTCTGATAAAGTTGAAGCGGTAGCAATATGTTTAGCTCTGTTTTGTTCAACACCTTTACCGATTAATTCAGCATAAGCATCTTTAGCAGAAACAGAACCTTCAGCAATTTCTAATGAAGCTATGTTACCATAGTGTCTTTCGACAATCAATTTCGATGTATTGTTTCTGTCGATACTTTCAAGTAATTCAGAGAATTTAGCTTTAAGAGATGCAGAATCAAAAGTAGTTTTTAATTTTGACATGTTTTATATTGGTTTTTTTGTATTTTATTATTTATACACAGCACATGTAATAGATTTACCATAAAGAGGTATTAATGCTTCCATGTGTGCAGATTCAATGTAATCTACCATAGTACCAGTAAATAACGGTCTTCCGGTTTGATCGTGACTGAAATGTCCTTGAGTTCCTATTTGCCATAATGGATTAGAACCAGCTGTGATTACTGCTCTATATTTTTCATCACCATTAGTTTTCCAAACTTCAATAGTAGAAGAACCGTTAGTTTTAACGTTGAAATATTTATTTTCACCAGAAGTAAGATTTAAACTACCACACGGTAAAATAGCACAACCACCACCTCTATAACCTCCAGTAAATTGTCTAGAAGTTTTGAATTGTTCAGATGAAGGTCTTTTTGAACCGGGTAAGACATGAACAGAATTCATTGATTTATCAACATCCATTCCTAATCCAGCAGCTCTATCGAAAAATACTTTTGTTACCGGATGTCCAGATCCAAGTATTTGATCGGCAGCAACTCCTCTATCAAATGCTTTATTTTTATCAGTAATTAACTTACACATAGTGTTAGCTAACATTAACATTTTAGATTCATCGCCTTTTGATTTTGTAACGATATCGTTAATTCTTTGTAAGTCTTTTTGAGTAGCTTCAAGGATTAATGACTCTAAGATGAAATCTTCATATGAAGGTAAATTATTCATGTTTTATATTATTTTAAATACAACTACAAAGTTACTATCTTTAGGCCAAGGTTTAAAATCATCATATGAATCAACAATTTGTATTTCAATTCCTTGACTGCTTAAAGCTCCTTTTAATTTATCCGCAACACTTTGAGGTGATTGACCATGTCTGTAAAAATATCCTCGTTTACCTACGATAGTACCATCTTTTTTAAATGTTAATTTATCTACTCCGGTTATAACGGATTCAAAAGCGTTTTTAAGTTTTTTCTTTTCGGCAGATGTTAAAATTTTATCAACCGATACTTCATCGGCTTCATTAATAAATTCTTTAAAACTTAATATTGTGTTCATATCGTTATATTATTTAGCAGCTCCTACGTCTTTAAGGTTAGGATATCTTTTTAAAACCGATGCAACTACTTGTTTTTTCAAGTCTGCATATTGTGGCCATGTAGCCCAAACTAATGCAGTTTTTGCATGTTTCTCATCATGTATTGGCCAGGATTTACGATCAGGAAATACAAAATCCGTAGGTTTCAATTTATCTCTTTCGGTTTGAGATAATTTCTCAAGAACTTTATGATATTCTAAAACAGATTCTAGAACTTCATCTTCAAGACCAGTCATATCAAAACCCATAGATTCAGAAAGAATCTTTTTGATTTTTTCCATTTTCTGAGCATCCTTTAAAGCATCTTTTAAAGCTTCGATTTTTGCAGTTTCATCAGGAACTTCACTCTCTGGTTTTTCTTCTGTAGCTTTCTTTTCTTTATCGTCATTTTTTAATTTGTCGATTGCATCTTTTACTTCATCGTCGGCTTTAGCTTTATCAGGTGCAATTCCTTTTGCTAAATCTTTCGTATCAGCTTTAAGGATATCGTCTTCTTCATAAAGACCACCTTCGCTAACTTCTTTAGATTCTTGAATAAAATCTATATCTTTAACATCGAATCCATAATCTGATCCATCTCTAGTATATCCGGTAAATGAAGTTCCCTTTTCACCTTTTAATTCTTCTGGATCTACGCTATACCAATCATTTTTAATAAAAACTTCAAATGTTTTTCCATTCATTTGAGTATAAAGGTCATGTGCAGTTTTTCCTTTGAATTTACTTCTAGATGCTTCACTTAATGTATTAGCGTCTATTGATTCGTTTAAGAATACTTTTTTAAGTACGCTTATTTTTCTCTCTTCATCAACTCCTATTGTAGTCAAGAAAAGGTATATCTGTTCAGGATTTTTTCCTTCAGATGCTAGTTTTTGAACAATAGGAAATAAAGAACCGGCTCCGTAATATGAATATTGACCGAATAGATTCTCATTTACGAATTGCTCGTATGATTTAATGTTTGACATTGATAGACTAAATTTTTATTTATATATCTTAGTTAATATGTTAGTTAGGTGTTTGTGACTGACGGGTCTTCACCGGTTGGCCATGAAGGAATTGGTCCTAATGGTCTATTATATGGGGTTACTGGAGCAACGTAAGGACTCCAATAAGTAGGATTTAAAGACGGTGGTAATGCTGCAATTACCGGATCAGTTACGTCGGTTATATCAGAAATACAATTGTATGATACTCCATCATAAACTACCAAGTCTCCTACAATTACTCCGATCTCTACTCCTTCGCCGATAGTTTGTCCTGGTGTAGGTAAACCGTTTGGAGTAGGAGTTCCTAACGGAATTGTAGTTGTAGATGAGTATGTAGCACCAGGGGTCCAAACTCCTTTCCAATTATATCCAGATTGCCCAATATAACTGTTAGTATTAGGGTCGGAATTTATACCACTCATTTCACCAACTGAGCTACTATTTGATGATATAGCATTATCAGTAATTCTTTTTCCTGGATCGTTTGTCGTTAACGAAGTAGAGACTTGAATATCACTAGAAACTGAAATATTTGATTGAATATTGCCCATATTATTACCAGCAAATATCATAGTTCCATCTTTGAATACTGGAATATATGATTTAATGTCGATATCAAAAATAATTTTGAATTCTTTTTTATCAGTAAATGAAAATTCAACTGCTCGTTCTTGAGTTAATTCATCAGGAAATAACATAAGACATGGAATTCTAGTGTAACCGATATCTACATTATAAGATTTTGCTTTATAGAAAGTTCTAATAATTGCTTCTGAACATTTAAGCTGATCTAAAATTGAATCTACATAAATTTCAATTTTTAAAGACATCAAAATAGGAACCATAAAGGCTTCTGAATTGTATTGATTTAACGTTCCATTATCCTCTTGTACAATATGGTCCATTCTAACATATTTGTTAGTAATGGCCTGAGTTTCAATAGAAAATGAAGAGAAATCTACAATCCCTCTGGGAATTTGATTATAAAATGATTCAGCTTGTAAAAGTTGAGGGTCGAAATCTATATTATTAAGGAAATTGTCGTTTAAATATCTTTCTGATCCAGTTGTGCTAAAATAAAAAGGAACCTTAATAGGAACTTTTTTTTCGATTGAGGTTCCTATTTGATTATTCCACCCTATATGATTTGATAGGGTAGCTAAGCTTCCTACTATAATGTTACGTAGAGCGACATTATCTTTATTAAAATGTAAATCGTATGCTGACACTTATTGGATTTATTTTAGTATATATCCACCTTTCTTATGTGATGTTTTCTATGATAAGTTTTGAGAATCCACCTTCTTTAATTGCTTCTACCTTTTTATCAAAAAGCTCCATAGGTAATTCCGTATGATTAATTACCCAAGTGTTCAGATTATTTTCTTTTGATACTTCGTTTAGGATTTTAACAATCTCATAAACACCGGCAGAATCTACCGAAGAGAAAATCTCATCTAAAAAAAGAATATTTAATGAAGGATATCTAATCTTAAGGATTTTTAACAAAGCAATAATGATGATAAAATCTGCTTTCTTTCTTTCACCGGTTGACATACTTCGAGGATTAATCTCTTCGCCTAATGCATTTATTACACAATCAAATTTGTCATTAAATTTAACCGAATATGGTAAATGCATTTGTTTACTCATATTTGAGATGTTTTGATTCAATGAAGGTAAGATAGTCTTCATTGCTAAATTCTTAACTCCGTCTTCACCGAGTACAGCTTCTACTGTTTCTAGGAAATTATCTTCCATTGATTTAGCCGAATGAGATTTTCTTTTATCTTCTCTTTTTGTAACATTTTCAACTACCAATTGTTGAAGATATTCTGAATCTAATTCTTTACTTTCGGTTACTGCTTTTTCTACTTCTCTCTTGTATTGATTAACTAACATACCTATTCTAGTCATACTAGAATCCATTTCTTTTACTTTCTCTTTTACTGAATCTATTTTAGTTTTACTTTCGGTGAGGTCAGCTTTTAGTATTTCAAATTCTGTTTTCTTAGCTGATTTGCTTTCTGATAAAAGTTCTTGGGTATGAATATGATCGGCAGTATCAAAAGACGAACCGCAAGTAGGACATTGAGAATTTTCATACAGGTTTATTTTTTCGTCGATAGATTTTAATTCATATCCTAAAGCACCAAATTCGGTTTTCTTTTCATCAAATACTTTCGATATGCTCTTTTCGGCTGCCTTTAATTTTGTAAGATTTTCTTCAATTTTCTTTTTAGACTCTATCAATTCAACAATTTTATCTCTAAATTCTTGAGCTAATTTAGTTTTATCTTCTTTCTTAGTTTCTTCTAGATTTTTGATTTTTTCATTGATAGACTCAATTCCGTCTTCAATAACGCCTAATTCATCTTGTAAAGTTTTTACTTGCTCTCGGATTTCTTTACGCTCATTTCTTACGGAATCTTTCATTTGATTAATTAAAGTGAAGCCAAAGAGCCTATCGATGATGTTTCTCTTGTCTCCAGGTGACATCGTAAGGAACGATCTAAAATCGTTAATGGACAATACAATAATATTTTTAAAGACCTGATATGGTATGTCAAACATTTCAAGTTCTAAATAATCTTGTACATTTGAATTACCTGCAGTCTCATATGGTAGACCATCAATAAGTACTTCAAATAAACCAGGAGAAACTCCTCTACTGATTTCTACTTTTTTATTTTTGCATCGAAGAACTATCTTACACCAAAGATTTTTATTGATACGATTTGGTAAATCCGATTTGTTTTTCTTTTCGATTCTACCATATAGAGCAAAAGTAATTACTTCAGCTATCGTTGATTTTCCATGGCCATTACCACCTAAAAGGAGATATAAATCTCCTCGGGTTTCAGCAAATTCAATATGTTGTAATTGATTGCCGTATGAATTGAAATTCTTAAAAGATATTGATTCGATTCTCATTAATCTCGTGTTTCTTTTATTACGTTTGTGTATAAAGTGTTGATTTTTGTCAAAACTCTTTCTTTTGTAGTATCATCTAAGGTAGATATATTTTTCACATATCTTTCACATAAACCATAGATATTATATGATTGTTCAACTTCGTCGGATAAATCTAAGTCTGATGTCAAATCATCTTCAAATGGAATTACTTCTAATTTTTTAGTTATCAAACTTAAAATATCGATGATAGGATTGATTTGATATTTAATTAAAAAACTCGAAGGAACATACAAATCTACTCTATTATTTCTACATATATCTTCTAATTCCTTAGTAGTTTTATCTAAGAATTTATTCAAATATACTCTAACAAATTTAGGCGAATATTCATTTTCACAGAAAGTTTCTTCTGCATTTTCAAAATCTAAGATATAAAATCCTTTTTTGTTTCCGGCATCTGAACGAGTCATTTGATATGGATTACCAACCATTGTAACGTTTCTTCTGGATTGACCCCAATGGATATGTCCTGAATATACTCGCTTAAATTCATTTAATTCAGAAATATTTAAGCCTTCTTCGACATCTCGATTATTGTCAAACTTTAAATTTCGGATATTTGTGTGACAGAATAAATATTGCAATTCATGAACATTATATGATTTGATGCATTCTCGTTCTTCTTCATCATTAGTTCTCCATGGCATAAAAAGTGCTTTAACTTCACCAATTTCTGCAATTACTGGTTCCTTAATAATATTGATTCGTGGAATGTATTTTAGAGAATCTAAAGATGAAACATCATTTGTTGTTTTTCTCATTACGTCATGATTACCGGCAATAACATATACTCCATCAGCAAAGATTCTTGAAAATTCTTCAAACAATCTAATGCCTTCATGGAGTACTAATAAGTTAACCGATTGTCGATTGTCAAAAACATCACCACAATGAATAAGAATATCTCCAGGTCGATATTCCTTCTCTACTCTAGGTAAAAAATCTGAATAGAACCAGTCACGCATTACTTCTAGCCACTCGACCGAATTCGAACGAGCTCCTAAATGAGTATCGGATATAATAAATGCTCTTTTAGCTTTAATCTCCATATTCTAAAATAATGTGTTTCTATCTTTTAAATAACCTCTACCTCTTAATTCAGTTATCAATTCAGTTTTAAATGAGTTTGATAATGAATCGTAAAATTTCTCGGAATTTATATCAAACATTGAAGATACAATAGAGAATATTTCAATTCGGGGTTCATTTGGTAATTTAGTGGTAACATAAAGATAAATTTCGTTTATGTCACTTTTGTGCATTTTTCTGTAATTTCCTAATTCATCAGGTATTTGAAACTTTGAAAATTTAGTTTCTTCCGATAAAACTTCTTCTACCTTTTCGAGAATCATTTTCTCGTCGATAGTATATTCATAAGTTTTAGGTTGATATGCTGGATCTACTGCAAAATTGATTTCCGATGTATCGATCTCTATTTCATCGTATGAATTATCAAATATCTTGTCTTTTTTGTGACCGTCGTTCTCGAATTCATCCGGAATTACTTCTTCTGGATTTATCATATTAAATTGATGTGTTTATGATGTCGGTAGTTTCTAGAAGTCTCATATATGAATAATCTATATTGTACCTGCATCGACTGTTTTTACCTGATCCGTTTCTCACTTTCAATAGCTTCAACCAATATTCATTACTAATGTGCATCGATGAATCTTGAATGATACCATAAATGATATCGGCAGTATGAGAAAGGCCTGCTGATTCTGCAATATTTCCTAGAGAGATTTCCGTTGAATCATAACCGCCTCTATTGATTTGCGTTGCTGATATAACTATCCAATCATTTCTTACAGCCATTGCTCTTAAATCTTCAGCAATTTGTTTGATTTTCATGTAGGTATTCTCGGTATTTGGATTTCTGTAATTTGCAAGAATATTGATATAGTCAATAATAATCGCCTTTAATTTTATTCCATTAACTGTTTCTAATTACTTTAAGTAAGTTTCAATATCTGGAACCGTTGCTTGCGAAGTTGGATATTCTTTAACAAAAAGATTTCCTGGCGGAATCACACCATTCGTTAAATTTGATAATCTGCCTTTAATGAAATTAGGTTGTTTTGATAATTTTTCATATTCAGAAACTTTTACATTAAGTAAATTCGAACCAATACGATGAATAAAATCAATGTCTGCCATTTCAGCAGTAATTACCGCAACATCATAACCGGCTTTAACATAATTTACTGCATCATTAGCTAACCATATAGATTTACCAATGTTTTGTTCACCTGCATAAATTACAAGCGATTTTGTACGATAACCACCAGTATATTGGTCAATCCAATTATGACATGTAGTAATTTTTGAATTTGCTTCAGGTATGTGAGAAGCTGCTTCAAAGAAATTCTTACCTAAGTCTTGATTAAATGTGATGTTGTTTCTCTCATTAATCAAGGTTTTAACCTTTTGAATTATTTCCTTAACATTGTTTGGATTAACTTTAACTGTTTTTACATATTCTAAAGTATCAATTAATGATTTATCTAAAGATTTCCACAAAATCCAAGATTGACAGGTTTCTTCAACCCATTCTTGATCGTATGAAGCTATAGGTTCATCAAATATTAAATTAATAATAGATTCTGTAACGTCGTCTTTAAATTTATCTTGCTTTGCTACAATTTGTAATTGTTCTTGTGAAGGAACTTGATTAAATCTATCATAGAATTGTTTAGTAATTGTATGTAATGTACCTATTTGGTCATTTTCATAAAATGCTTCACTAATGTTTCTTAGATATTTAGGATTTTGTAGTGTGTAAAGATAGAAGACCTTTTCAAATTCAGTTGCTCCAATCATAGTTTTTATTTAATATGCCTAAATAGGCATTTTGGTTTTTAATATTTCGTAGTATGAAGTAAACCGAGTTTCTTTGAGGACTTGAATTACACCTTCAGCGATTAGAGTTTCAATAAGGGATTTAGATAATTTTTCATCTCCATTAAGTTTTTCGGTAAGAATTGAACCAGTGAAAACTGGATTTGTAGTTTGGGTTTCGTCGATTCTACGATATTCCATAAAATCTTTACCACCTTCATTGAAATACCAATTAAGTATTAGGTACTCAAAATCTTCTTGAGAAGGGTATTGAGGGTCATCACGAAATGACCCCATCAAATACTTTATTTTTATCGAATCTTTATTCATCGTCACTTCCTATAAGGAATTCTTCAAATTCTTCAATTTCATTAGCATCAATACCATAGCTAAATTTAGATTTAATTTTCTTTTCGTTGATTTCAGTAAGAACTTCTGTCGTAAATACGGTTTCACTAAATAGTTCGTAAGGACTTACACCTTTACCTAAGTGCTTAACGATAAAATTACGAGCAGTATCTCTAGCTACAAAGTAATGAGTTACTCCTTCGATTTCGAAAGGTTTAGCGGATGGACGATCCTTTTCAGTAAGTTTATCGTAATCTTTTTGAGTGATAATATTACCTTTTTGAATTCCACAAGTTTCCCATGAAATATACTCTTCCATCCCGATGAATCGGTTCATACCTTTATCCCAACGAATATGGAATTTGATTGGAATTGGTTTACCAAAACGATTCTTAAGAGTTTTAACTGATACGATGATTCCAGTTTGTACAGTACCTTCTTTGATTTGAGCTTTTGAAAGAGCTAAAATTACAGAAGCTGAATAAACTAATCCACCTCCACCGGAAAGGTTAATCGTTGGAAACATACCAGTAGAAGCGTATGTGTGATTTGTGAATAAGAAAGGTATTCCGAGACCAGTTAAATCCGAAGTAATGATACGGAATAGAGAACGAACCATTTTAGCACGAGTCATATCGGCTGCACTATTCCCTGATTGTGCATCATCAATTTCCTTTGTAGTTGCAAGCATACCTAATGAATCTAGGCAAATTGCGATTTTAGGAGTTTTGTGACCTTTCTCTTTAGCTTCCATCATCTTCTTACATAAAGTTGTAATTGATGTACGGAATCTAGCTAAATCTGACATTGGTTGATGATCGAATTTTTCTGGATCTACTCCAAAATTCTTAATATTATCGATATCTACTGCACCTTCAGTGTCGTAATAAATCACATAATAACCTTTTTGTTGCATTTCTCTTACCATATTAAGCATCAAGAATGTTTTACCTGTTCCTGACTCACCTGCTAAACAGATAGTTCGATTGTTTGGGATTCCACCGAAAAGATCGCCTGAAAATACCGCATTCAAGTGGTAGTTTCCTGTGTCGATCCATTCAGAAATTTTTGAGAAGTCATTTTTACTGATGACGTCTCCAAATGGATTAATTTTCTTTAATTCCTTTTGTAGTTCTAAGATTGAATACTCTTTACTCATGTTTTACTTACTTTTATTTTAGTTTTCTAGAATAGTCCTCTTTATTAAAAAAGTGACCCGATAGTATACGCTAACGAAGGGTGGAGTGGAGGTAACCCTGCAGGAACAATGATTCGATTTAGAGGATCTAGAATGGTTTTTTGGAATTGATGTTCGAGGTTTATTTTAGGTGCAAATTCAATAGGATAATTTCCAGAAGTATAGGCAAATACATCACAGAATTGATCTGATGAATGATACCATTTTACTTTATCTCCAGCTTGTATCAATTGATATTTGCCTTTTAATTTTGGGTCTTGATTAAGCAAATAGTTATGATAACCACCTGCTCTGACGTGAATTGGACAACCTGATTTCATTTCAAAGGATGTTTGGTCGTTGATGATGAATTTGTTGTAATCAGATATTCCTCGAGACATTGATATTTTTTCAATGTTTGAAAGTTTAAACTCTTTCTTTATTTCTTTGATAATTTTAACTAACTCTGCATTGTCTTTAGGTGTGATTTTTTTCTTCGTGAAAATAAATCTTACAGCATCTGTTAGTTTTTGTCTGCAAAATACTGGAGTTGATGATTGAATAATCTCTAGACCTGTAGTTTTCACATAAGATAGGTTATCGTAATCTTTACCATCTTTCCATATGATGTTTTGGATATATTTCTTTTTAGCAACCCATATTGCATTTTCTGCAATTGTTTCTAGCTCGAAATCCAAGTAATTTTCAGTATTACGTTGTTTTGCATAATCATCTAATACTTTTTTGATATATGCGGCAAGTCGATTTGCATTAATATTTAACACAAAATCTTTAACTGTACCTTGCCATTCAACAGAATCCATAACTTCTTCGAAAATAAGATAACCCGAATCCGTATCAGTATATTTCCATACTTGACCTTTGATTGGTTTTACTTGAACACCTTCAGGAACACCTAATTTTTCTAACAAAGCTCGATCTTTATGAAAGAATTCTTTAAAGTACTTGTCAACCATTACTTCGGTAAAACGAATAGCATCTTGTCCTTGTAATGTTACGGTTTCTGCAATTGCAATGTTATAGAAGTGAAAATATTCGTTTGCGAATGCACCGTAAATTGAATTAATGATGAGCTTTATCGCCTGCTCAGAAGATGCACATCTTAAGGATTCATTCTTAAATTCATTTAGTTCTTCAGGACTTAAAGTCGAGAAATCTAAATTTTGTATGTCTTCTAATGTAAGTTTTTCTATATTCATATTTAAGTTATATGCAGTTTATTGTCTTTGGAATTTCCAAATAGATGCAACATGTTTATTAAAGACTCTTATTACCTGTTCTTCTCCTTGTCCGAATATTTTAGTGAATCTATCACCGGTTCGCATATTCCATTCTACTCCATATTCTTTGTCTCTGTCTAAATGTAGTTCAACATAGAATATCCTAACTCCATCAAATACCGAATCTTCAACGTTATTAAGGATGTCAATTTCTGCGCCTTCAATGTCCATTTTGATGATAGTAGGCTTTATCCTTCTAACCTCTTCACTAAAAGAAATAGCTGGTACCGTAACTTCGATTTGAGTTTTTACTCTCCTTTTATACATAGAAGCTGTAACATGGCAACATTTAGCTGCATCATTTAAGTACATAGTTAGGCTTCCATTATTAGCAGATATAGCTGAATTAGAAATCTCACAGTTATTATAACCGTTTGCTTCTACATTCGTTTTTAAAATCTCAAATGTTTCTGGTATTGGCTCATAACTATAGATTTTACCTACTCTATTTGCAAACCTTAGAGGAATATCACCCATATTAGCACCAACATCCATCATTACATCTTCACGAGTTAAATCGGGTAATTTGTATTGGTTTTCTAAGTAAGCATATAAGTCAGATGAATTTTCTCGATAATAAATTCGAGTACCATCTTTTACTTCTTTTAGCATTAAGTTTCTTTCGTACTTACTCATGGCATTAATCTAATATAGCTAAATTTAAAGCAATTTTTGAATTAGATTCAGTAGAAATAAGCAAGATTTTGTTTTCACATACAATTGCATCATATGTTTCTTTGTCAACTCTTGCTAAGAATGATTTGAAAATTGCTGAAGGTGCATTTACGGTTTTGACATGGTCATCGATAATGATATCAAAAGATTCTGATTTTACGTGAACACCTTGTTCATCTGAATAAATTGTAAACAATTCACTTTTATCTAAAGTTTGTAGTGATAAAAGTTTGTTAAAATCTTCGGATGCAAGTTTGAATTTGAATTTTTCTGAAGAAGTATCGAAGGCTCGTTTGATTTGGTCTTCGGACATTGCAGTAAAACCTAAAGAAATATCTTGACAATAAACTTCGATTTTAAGTTGGTTATCTCTAAAGATAATTTTTTCGGCATATACAATACCATCATCTTCATCTTTAAATGCGCTAATTTCGGCAGTTAAATTATGTGGATCGAAATATCCAAGGCAATTTAATAATTTTTGACCAGAGTGAAACGACAATTTAATTGTTTCGGTCAATGGCGTATCAAATGTAAATACATCTTTTGCCGGCAAGTGAATAGATTTTACAACATCTTTAGTTGGCGTAAATACACTTGACCATACATGGTCTGGATCTACATTCAAGTAAATAGATGTGTCCATAAGCAACATCTTTTTACATAAAGACATTAAATTAGGAACTGATACTTTAGTAATTTTTATTTTCATTCTTTAAATGTTAAGGTTATTTGTTATATGCCATTTTTGGCTATTTGGTTTTATTCTTCGTAATGAGTAAGAGATCGGACGAAACCGTTATTCTTTGATTGCTCAAGAAATTTATTATATGAATCCCAATACCCTCGAATTTGAAATGTGTAATATCCATCAGGATCGTCAAATTCGTTTAGTACATCAACTTTGAATTTCCAATCACAATGAGCATCATCATTTAGATACTCAACATACTCTTCAAATTTATTAAAATCTTCAGGCAGAATGCCTACATAATACTCTACTTTTGCCATACTATTTTATTTTTAAGTTATATGTAGACAACAAAAGCGAAAATCAAATAAATGACTTTCGCTTTGAAATTGTTAATAATTAATCCTATCCATCACATGACAGGCAATTCTCATCTAATGCTTTAGCAGCGATATCACCTCTAAGTACAGATTCAGTTCTCATATAATAAAGAGTTTTGATTCCTTGTTTATAAGCTTCCATATGAACTTGATTGATAAATTTAGGAGTAGCTTCAGTAGGGAATGCTAAATTAAGAGAAACTGCTTGATCGACATAAGTTTGACGTAATCCAGCTTGCTTAACTAATTCTAATTGATTGATTTCTTTGAATGTTTTAAACACATCTTTAAATGGTACAAAAATATCTGCATTTAGTGTAGTTTCTATTTCTGCCTTCTTTTCAGAATTTATTAGAGCACCTTCCATAAAGAACCAATCATCTAAGAAATCTAAACCTTGTACAGATCCACCATCGGTAAGAATCTGATCCCATACTTCTTTTGAGTTCTTTTTAATTTTCCTTAAGAATTTTTCTAGTGTAGGATTTTTACGAATGAACGTACCTTTAGCGGTTTGTTCAGTAAATACATTTGCTGCCCACGCTTCAATTCCAGGTGATACATTACCAGAAAGTTTAGAATTCGAAACTGTAGGTGCAATTGCTCTGGTGTGAGTGTTTCTCATTCCAGTACCAACACACCAAAGAGGTTCACCAAATTCTCTTGCCATATCTCTACTTGCTCTTTCTGACTCTAATTTGAATTGAGAAAATATTTTACGAGTAGCATATTGAGCAGGAAGTCCTTCAAAAGGAATTCCTCTGTCTTGTAAATAAGTATGCCATCCAAGAACTCCAAGTCCTAAAGCTCTACCCTTTTCTGCAGATCTTACTGCATTTTCAAATCCTCTCATATACTTAGCTTTCGTAATGAATTCCTCCATTACTCCATCTAAGAACCAAGTTGAAGTATAAATCAAATCAGTGTCTTTCCATTCGTCATATTTAGCTAAATTGATAGAAGATAAACAACAAACAAATGAATGGGATTCATCAGTATGTAATGTAATTTCTGAACAAATATTAGTCATGTAAACTTTTAATCCATGTTTGTTGTATGCTTCAGGATTGTTTCTATTTACATTGCCTTTAAACATAATATATGGCTCACCAGTTCCACGTCTTTTACGTATTACTGCAGTCCATCGAGCTCTCGCTTCTTTATCGCCTAATTCTACCTTTTGCATAAATGCATCAGAGATAACAACACATTGGTGTAAGTTTAGAGATTGACGATTCACATCACCTTTAGGTTCTCTGATTTCTAGCCATTCCCAAAAATCAGCATGCTCAATATCGATATTAACTGAAGCAGCACCTCTACGAACAGATCCTTGAGATGTAGCTAGTATAGTTGAATCGTAAATTTTACAAAAAGGCACAACTCCATCAGAAGTTCCATTTCCTTTAATTTTTGTACCTGCTGGTCTAATTTGATTAATACCAACACCAACACCGCCACCATGTTTTGCAAGAATCATCATCTCTAGATTCTTATTACCAATATCGTATATCGAATCGGCGACATCAATACCAAAACAACTAATAGGTAATCCTCTTTCAGTTCCAGTATTTGAAAGTACAGGAGTGGCTAAATTCAACCAACCTTTCCAAATATAATCAAAGAACTTAGAAGCCATTTCTGGCTTACCTAATCTTTTTGCTACCGTTGTGCAAACTCGCCAATAAGCATCTTTAGGAGTTTCATTTCCTATCAAATAACCTTTACTAATCGTTTTAACATAGATTTCGGTGGCTGCCCATATTGGTATATCTACTCCTAATTCCCATCCAAATTTTTCTAATAATTCTTCAGTCTCTGTTTTTATGTTCATTTATTTTATAATTTTAATTTTACCAAAGTTCATCATCTGACCAGTTTTCTTCTTCGCCGGCTTTTGCATAATCAGTCGATCTAATAGCAAAAAAATCTGTATGTGTTAATCCACCAGTAAGGTGATAGAACCAATCTAACTCATTTGCTGATTCTATATCATATTCAAATTTAGGTTGATAACCTAATTCCATTAATTTCTCATTTGCTCTTCGTGAAATGAAACTTTTAACATCCCGAGCTTTTAAGTTTTCTAAGTCTCCTTCTTCGAATATTTTATCGATGAAACGATGTTCCATTTCCACCATTAATTTAGCTGCATATTCGACATCATATTGAACTGAGTCTTTCAATTCGGGATATTCCTCACACATATGTCTAAACAATTGACATCCCATTTTTGAATGTAAGGACTCATCTCTAACTGACCATTTCATTTGTTGACCAATTCCTTTGAGTAAATTCCTCATTTGAAAAGAATATAAAACAGCAAAAGATGAGTATAATGAAACTCCTTCAGCAAAAGCCGAGAATACTGCTAAAGATCTAGCAACATCTTTTCTAGCTTTAGCTGACTTTAATAAGTCTTCATGAGTATACTCATTTTCAGTTGCTAATAAAAATTCAAATTTTTCGGCAATAGTTGGCTCGTGCATAAACGCAGCAAAATCATCGAGACCTAAAGTTTCATTTAGGTAAGAATATGCAACTGCATGAATTGTTTCCTGAGAACCAAATAGCATAGCCATTTGTTTAATTTCGTGTTTAGGAAACCATTTAGTTACCATACCTGTCCAATAATCAGAAACTGCACATTCGGTTTGAGCGAATCCTAATAAGATGTTTCCTACTAGATTTTTTTCGTGTTCTTTAAGATGCTCTTTCCAATCTTTGACATCTCCTTGCATTTGGATTTCCGTATGTAACCAAAATGATTGTGCTTGTTTAAGCCATCCTTCAGTGTAATAAACGGGAAATTCGAATGGCTTATATTCTAATCGCTCTTCGAATAGTTTAGACATAAATTTAATTTTTTAATTTTGACATTTTTCGTTCGATCTCCAAATGTATGTTCTTTTTTCTCTTTCTCTCTGAATATAACGTAGTAAGAATTTCCTTAAGTACGGAAACTTCTTGATTATTATATATTGCACCTGTGGTAGAAACTATAAAGTTCGAATCTGATTTATGTTTTTCTAGTTTGTCTGTATCTTGTGTTTTAGTTATAAATGATTCCGGAGAAACATTAAATTGTCTCATAATTGAAGGGTATAGTGAAGCGTAATCAAAACATGTTACAGCTCTAAACATACCTGCTTCAGGTTCTTTAACATAAGCACCTTCATACGAACCTTTTGGTGTATCTACTTTCTTATCAGCAATTACCATGTTTCTTTTAAAATAACCTTTCCATAAAAGTGCTTCAGTTAAATTTACTGCAGAAGAAGCCTTATAAATAGACAAATCACATAAACAAGAAACGGACAATACCGAGTTAAGGGTTTTTAATTTTTTGTGAATTAAGCACACTAACGCAGCATCTATGGCATTGTAGAGAATGTATTTATCATAGTCATTTTCATACAATTCCTGTAAAGTACCACTATAATGTAATTTTGTTACACCTAGCACAGAATTAGCAACCCAATCAAGTTTATTGCTTTCTTTAATCGCTACAGTTCTATCCCATCTACGATAGACGTCTAGATAATCGATAATTCCGATGTGTAATGGTATTAGATCGTTTCCTTGTAGTTTTCCAGAGGGTGATGCTTTTGATACATCGATATTTAATCTTTTGCATCGATTAGAAATATATTTCCAGTCAAATCCCATAAAGTTCCAGCCGATAGCTAATGAAAAATTAGGTAAAAATTTGTTGATGAAAGTATACATCATATTGTACTCATCTTCAAAGTACATATATTTAAAATTCCAATCGCCGAATTCTTTAAGGTATTCTCGATGTTTGTCAAAAATTTCTTTTTCTTGCTCTTTAGATATTTTTTTCCAACCGAGAACTAACGTAGAATTTGATTCTGTTGCAATCGCAATAGTTGTTATTCTTTCTCTAGCTATTTCAGGTTTAGGGAATCCATCGATAACTTCGGTTTCAATATCTATTGATTGTACTTTAGGGAAGTTTAATGCAGAAAGTTCTTCTCTTTCTTCTGGTGGTAGAGTATTAATGAACTCGTAAACTGACCATTTATTAAGTCGTTTTTCGGCAATCTTTTTAACTGGTTTGCCATCCCAATTCTGAAAATCTGGATTTCTTCGAGGATCTGTTATAGAACAAACAGTCCAATTCAATATATGAGGGATTTCGAATTTTTTAATTTTAACTCGACCTTCTTTGTCATAGTAGGAGATGACTAATTCGCTTTCGTTATTTTCTACGTCTAATATCATTAATTAAATTTTAGGAATGAATTCTTTATTTATATGCCCGCATTTTGAACATTGGAATGTCGGAATTGGAACAAATGAATCTTTTGGTGCTCCGGTAATTAGCTTAGAAACTTTACGCATAAAAACTACTTCGGTGAAGGTTTCACTACCACAATTTTCAGCTTCACATATAACAGCAATAGAATTTTTCTTAATATCTATGCCTGGTGCTATTAAATTTTCCATAATTAATTAATTCCAGTTGAACCAAATCCACCTTCGCCTCTTTCAGTAGATTTGCCATTCCATAAAGTATTTTCATCTTCTACAACTTCTACCGGTGCATATACAATAGGCATAAGTAAACATTGAGCAATTTTTTCACCTGGACTTAAAGATGTAGAATCATTACCGACATTCATTAAGTGGATATGAATTTCTCCTTGGTAATCTTCGTCTATAACACAAGCACCTACGTCGAGATGCTTTTTAGTGGCTACACCAGATTTATTCATCATAATAAATACGTGATTTTCTGGTACATTAATTTTTAATCCTGCTGGAATTAAGATAGAATCACCTGGACGCAAAAATTGCGGAGTGAAATCATTTGGTATAAATAGGTCGATGCCGGCAGATTGAGGAGTGCCTCTTGACGGATCTTTGACATCTCTAACTTTTAAGAATTTCATAATGACATTGTTTTATCATTATATGTAAGAAAAATCGAGGAGATTCAGTCTTTGTTAGATCGAGACATAAAGTAATATGCTCCAAAAAATAATAGTGATAGGGCATAGAATATACTGTCCGTAAGCCAAAATGAGCCTGTCCACTTCATTATCAGTGCGAAGAGGGCATCGAATCCAAGAGGGTTGAAGAAAGTTGCTAATATAAGAAATGTTGTCGCAACATGCTTTCTTGTTAGTTTTTTTGGTTTTTTGCTTGGGATAATCACCGTCCATTTTAGAGTTTTTTATTTGAGCCGCAAACCTTAAAAGGCAGCCCTTACCGTTGTTTGTCCTTTAATAAAATCTTTGAAATTCTTAAAGGCTTTTTTCTTTTTAGAAGAAGGATTTGGATTATCTCCACTTCCTATTTTATCTCCTTGAGGTAGTGCAATAGGACCCATACCATTAACAGAACTTAATGTAGCAACCGGAGAATTTTCATCCAGTTCATTGGATTCTTTCGTAACAGGTAAATCGTTATGTTTAGTTTCTGCAAAATCTTTTAAATCTTTAAGAGACATTCCATCTGCTAAATCTTGTATTTGTTTTCTATATTCTGCATCAATGTCTTTAGCTTGAATATCTCCCTTTTTAAGAGCATAAGCCTGACCCATTAATCGTTGTTGTGATTGTGATACTGATGGCATAATTTATTATGATTCTTGAGCTATCATTGCATCAATAATATCTGAGCAAATATATTTTTTTGCTTTAACGAATTGTTTTGCAAGAGCTAAAACTTTCTTTTCACCTGCAGGAGTTACTTCATTCTCTTTCCCGTTTTCATTATTATCGTTCCATTCTTCAACCGAAGCTTCTACTTCTTGTTGAATTTGCATATCCGTTGGATTTGGAATTTTTGCAGATTTTTCATGATAACCTTCCCAATAGCTTGCATTAAAACCTTCATTCATTGGTTTGTTGATTGTAGTTTTCAATGTATCTAGCTCTACTTTTAATTTTTTATCTAATTGTCTTTCAATACCCCAATTAAATGAAGCTTTGATTAGCATATATAGAGGCAAATCTGTATTTTTCTTGCCGTAAGGAGAAGTTCTCAACCAATACAGATAGTGTTCAGCTAAGTCTTTAGACATTTTAATACCTTCTGCTCTAGAAGTATTACCGTCTATTATTTCTTGAAGTAATGTAGCTGCTTTAACTCTTCCTTCGTTTAGTACTGATTCGTTTACGAATTCTTCGTATGTAGGTATGTGTTTCATATTATTTGTTGTATATTGTTTTTTTGTATTGTCTAGCTATTTGATTGAAATGAGATTCTCTACCACTATAAAAAGTAAGAGAATAACTTCCTAGTTTTAATTTTTTCTTTAACGTATCGTAACCTAAAGTGACATAACAAACTACAATATTAGCTTGAGTTGTTATACATGCAAAAACTCCGAATGTAGTTGCAGAGATGCCAGCAATTTTAAGGTTTTTATCGTCTGGATTTAATCCAAATGCTCCTGAAGATTTAGCGAATCCATCTACGGAAACTTCACCGGAAACAAATCCCTTTTCTTTATGTAATTTAGTAAGACGCTTGATTTCGTCAAAAATTTCTTCTGCTTCTGTATCACTTATCGTAATGTCTTTAAGAGCTTCATTTAAAAAATTTTCATTTTCTAAAATTCCTTCTACTACTTGCGGCATACCGTTATAATATGCTGCATAAGTATTTCCCTTTTCGAAATATTTTGATAATTTATAAGATCCGTTTTTAGCACCTACTATATAAACAGTTTCTCCTCTTTCACTTTTCTTTGCAGCTTCTCGTTGCAGGTTATTTAGTTCATCTGCTCGAACATTACCTGAACCAGCTAAAGGGCCAAATTCATTTATGTTTTCATTTAGATATTCTTCGTATGTTGTTAATTTCATTTTGAATATGTGTAATTTTTTTGTACTCTTCGCAAATTAGTTTGTGCGTTAAATACATTAATTTTTGCGTTTAGCACTGCAATTTGAGCTTTAAATATCGGAATCTTTTCTGGATTCTCTTTACACGAATTCAGTAGCTTGTCTATTGATTGCTTTAACGCGGCAATTCCATCTCGAATCTTTTCTTCAGGTGTTCTACGATCTTCTGAAGATTCGTTAAGATATTCATCAAATGATGGTATATAATTAGGCATTTGTTTTAATTGTTTTTCCTATTATTAGTTTACAATCTTGATCGAAATTTCTTTTCTCTTCGTCAGGATATGAATTAGAAATAATAACCTTTCCATTTTCTCGTAAGATTATATTAAATGAGATTCCTTCTTCGTAAGATATAAAGCGATAAGTTTCTTCTCGTTCTTCATCTTTAGTCATAAATGCATTGATGTTCTTAGCATCTTCATTCTTTTTAGCAAATTTTTCTTTTGCCTCATCATCAGAACTCCAAGTCCTTTTGGCTAATTGAAGTCTTTCGATCGAATATCTAACCTCAGCTTCATTAACAAAATCATTGAATTTTTTAAGTCTCATTATAGACCTAAATCCTTTTTAGCCATTTCAATAGCTACTTTATAATAAGCTTCAGTTCCTACATCACTACTAGATCTAAGTGATTTAGTAAGTTCTTTGATGTTATCACTACCATCAAATTTGAATTTCGACAAATTACCTGGAGAACAACCAAAGAACTCAGAAAGTCTAGAAATGCATTCTTTCTTAATTTGTTCTTCATGACTTTCAAATAATTCTGATTCAGAAACTTCTGCATCATCAGATTTATCTTGAAAAGCAATAAGGTTGTTGATTTGTTTTACTTTGCTTTTAGTCAATTCAATTACTTTGTACGACATTCCGTAGTAAGATTTTTCACCAGGACTTAGTGTTTTATTTCTTTGATTTTTAACAGAAACCAATGCATCTTTATCATCTCCAGTTTCTACTATGCTACCCATATCTCTACCAACAAAAATTGGGAATGTTTTTGTAGCACCAATAGATCCACCAACAAGAACTAAAGCAAATTGATTACTTAAATTTACTGAACCTTCGAAAATAGGTTCGGATTTTGATTCATTTATTGTAGTGAACTTAAATAGTCCAATTTTCGATTCGTTTACCATTGGTTTTGTTTTGTTTTTTAATATGTGTTCTAGTACTCGTTTACCGAATTTAGAAAGGGTCCATACTTGTTGACCTTCATTTTTAAATGATTGAAAATATTTTTGATTTCTATCAAACCATTGTTTTTGGTTGAAAGAAGTTCCTCGATCTTCTTCTAATTTAAGTAAGAAATTTTGAAGTTCTTCCTCATTGCAGTATTTTTTACCTACAAATTCAACTATTCTGTCTCTAACTGGTGCAGAACTATTTGCGGACATGGAACCATATTGACCGTATTTTCTTTTGATCTGTACACGTTCTGCTAGTTCTTCTATTTCTTTACCATAGTTTTCACTTACCGCAACAATATCATTTATGCGAGTAAATTCATCTCCTGCATTTATTGTTACAACAGTACCTTCGTTAAGAAGTACTTTTATAGATTCTCTACAGATAAGAACTTCATTTAAAAAGTCTCTTGTAAAATTCATATCTTTGTTGTTTTTTTATATATTTAGTCTTTGATCGTTCTCGTCTTTTCTTCCTTTAATGCTAAATAATCTTCGAACGTCATCATTCCTTCATTTGTTACAGGTTTCAGTATATCAACTTTCGTTTTTATCCTATCACTAAGAGTTTTTAAATCATCAATTAGCAATTGAGTCATTGTGCCGGTTGGCTTTCTTTTAGGCTTAGAAAACGACGAAACAATTATCTTAAATAAATTTTTATTTATTGTAGATTTTGCAATTGATTCTCTAGTTTCTAGATTAGGAATAAAACCTGAATTCAAATCAAATTTAGGTATATTAGTAAATGAAAGAGCATCTAATTCGACACCTTCAAATTTATATTCATTCTTTTTAATATAATCGTTATAAATTAGACACATCAACTTAACGAATTTTTCGTCAGATGAACCATCTTCTAATTTATACTTATTAATTCCGTTGATTTTTACGAACTCAACGATATCTGACAAAATTATGCCATACATATCTTGAGGTTCTCTTTCTTCTTCGTTAGTTCGAATTATTTGTTGAATTACAGGGTCAACCGCTTTTGCATATACTATGTCGGAATTAGAATCATCGATGAATTTGAATATTATCGAGTCAATTGGTTTATCAATATCGTCGTTTAAGGCGGTTTTCTTCAACGAAGGATTAACTATTGAAATAAAGTATTTAGTAAACGAAGTAGTTTTAAATTTTTCTAGTAGTTTTTCCTCTGAAGTTCTAAGATAATCCGTTAATCTAGTTTTCTGAACGTCGTCTAGTTTACCATACCAAATTACTGGTGGTTTGTCTACCATAAGCAAATCAGCAATGCCATTTTGAACTGCAACATCATCGATAACTTTACTTTTATTTCCATCAATTTTTATGATGTCGGTAAGTGTTAAACCATTAAGTGGAAGTTTATCATATTTGATGTAGATAGGTTCAGTTGAATGAAAATATCTAAAGCCATATCGATATCCTACTGGTATTTTTTTAATAATTTCAGGAGAAAGACTTTGAATGTAATTTATTGGCTCTTCAAATATTTGGTTAAGAGTTCTCTCGATAGCAGTTATCTTCCCATCTTTACGATAGAATTCGATAGTCCCATCGGAATTTTTTTCGAAGGCAAACCTAGTCGCATTAAGCTTTTCGCTTACTATTACAAAATTATCGAAAAGTTTATGTACAAATTGAAGTCCTTCCTTACGAAATACATCTCTTAATGTTTGAATTTCTGCCATTTATAATATATCTGATGGTTCTGATTGAATAGTTGGTTTATTTCGATAAGACTTCATATTCTCTAAAAATTCTTCTAGCTGATCGTCGTTTAAATGTGAAGCATCCGTAACTCCATAAGTTTGAAGTTTTTCTAAATAGATTTTTTTATAGTCAGAAGCCTTTTTGTCTAATTCCTTTTGGATTTTTTCTTCCTTAAGTGATTTAGAAAAGGCTTTAAATTTAAGTAATGCCATTAGAGTTAGATACTTTTTAATTATATATCTAATTGTTTATGTGTTGTATATCTTTCCTACATCGACGGTCTTGACTTGAAAAGGGAACTTCTGATCGTCATAGATTTCTTGTCTAGCTAAACCATGTTTGTATAGATAGTTATTGTATCGTCCAACTCTAAAATCATCTATAAAGTCAATGATGAGTAGCTTCTTTTTATCCTCATGTTTTCTAAGTCCTCTACCAATAGATTGACGAATAATAACCTCAGATTTGAATGATTCTGTGAGATATATGGTATGAATATTTGTTACATTGATACCTGTCGAGAATGTACCATAAGATGCAATCATAATTTTCCCTTCACCTTCTTCGAGACCTTCTTTATGACTTGAACGAACATCTTTGTCGGTTCCACCATCGATGTAGAATACTCTCCTTACAGTTTTCTGTCTTAGCATATCATAGATTTTGTTACCGTATTCGATTCTAAAGAAAAGTACAAGAGAGTTTTTATGATTCTTTAAAATCATATCCGTAATAAATTGCAGCCTAGCATTTGATTGTATTGCATAATCCTGTTCAAGTTTAAGCAATTTCTTTCTATCATCTTCAGATCTAGCATGTAAAACTTTAAATCCTTCTTTTACTTCTTGTGGTGCATAATCCATTTCTATTGCATAAACTTCACATGGAGTGATATGTCCCTTTTCAATTAAGAAATCTGCACTAATAGATGAAATTATAGGTCCGGTATAAGCCATAATAGTCAATCTATCTAAAGATCCTTCTTTAGGAATTGTACCAGAAAGACCAAATCTTCTATCAGCGTTTTCACATTTTTCTAAGATAGTTTTGATCGATTGAGATTTTGCCTTATGACAATTCGAAACATTCAAGCCATTTGCAAAATAATTATGGTTTTTACCGTCTTCTGATTTTATTCGAAGATTATAAACATCGCCAGTATAATCTATTTTTTTTATACTTTTAATTTTCATTTTTAAATTGTTTTAATAATCTTTTTATTTTATATTCATCCGGTTGGCCTTTTAATAAAGATTCATCATAATTAGTTTCAAACCATTCATTTGATATTATGTTAAAGGTGTATTGATTAGTTTCACACCAATCAAGAGCGGCTTTGAATTTTATTTGATTGAGTTCTAAATCACATAAACCTTCAGGTTTAATTTCATATATAATTTTATTTTTTATATCAACAAAATCTACTATGTAATTATGTAATTCGTTTTTTATAACATAAGGAATTCTTATTCTTTCATATAATAATTCCGGATTTCTAATCTGGAAATAAGCATCCCAGGAAGATCTGCATTTTATTTTATTAATAATATTTCCTTGAGTAATTTCAACAATGCATCTTGATTTTGCCCACGAGTTAGTTACACATGGAGTGAATTTTCCTTCAGCGATAGATTTTTTTATACGTATGCTATTTTTTTTACCCATTTCTTTTAGGGTTTCTGGTGTTGCTTTGTATATGTTATTTTTTTCACCAATCATATTAACAGACCTCCATTTATATAAACAATCTTTCGAACAAAATTTAGAATAACCATGACTAAAGGTATCAAACTTATTAGGTTTTCCACAGTTACAAAATTTACCTTTATCGTCAGTCAAATAATCGAAAACATTTTGTGAACCAAATACCGGTATTTTAAATCCTTGAGACCTTATCCAATTATCTAATTTCTCATCATATGTGCCTATATTAGATCCTAAGAATTTCATCTTATTTTTATTAATATATTCATAAATTTCGGATTTCGTCATATGAGTTTGTTTATTTTATATATTTAAACTCATAAGGTTAAATGTATCTATTTTCTAAAATTTCGTCATCCAAAGTCAATTCATCAACTCTTTTATATTTCCCTGTAGTTAATTTGACTTTATGATTACCAGTTACTCTCAAGACGGTTCCATCTTCCATCTCTAATTCAAACATTTGATTATTTTTAGATAGATTATGATAAACGAAATCGACCACTCTAGCTTCCTTTTCTAAAGTATTATCGTTTGTAGTTAATACTAAATCTCCACCTTTAACATCTGTTATTTTTTTCGAAGTTCCATCTGCCATAGAAATTAAAGTATCCGGATGCAAACATTCGTCAACTAAAACCGTATCAAATGAATCAAAATATTCTTTGTCTTTTTTAACTAGAGATTGGTAAGTACCTACAACAATATTAGCACCATCTCTAATAACAGATCCTGCAAATATTTGTTGTATTTGTAGTTTCATATTAACCGAATCGGTATTATATTCATAAAAGTCTTCGGATGATTGAACAACTAAATCAACCGTAGGTACGATCATTAGCACTTTATGGCTCTTTCTAGTTTCTAACATAAAAGAAATTACCATGAAAATAATCAATGTCTTACCTGCCGATGTAGCTAATTCTGCCAAACAGCTCTTGTATTTGATGATTTGAAATGCAGTTTCTATTTGATAATCTCTAGGCTTTCTAGCTGAATTAGCAAATTTAAGATTTACCCATTCAGTAAAATCTTCTTTGTTTATGTCTGCATCGAATTTACGTTCAATTCCATTGATACCTACTTCAAAATTATATTGTTTACCAACATTCACGACTTCATTCCAAAGGCCTGAAGGCAAATATCGACCACCTTTAAAGTAGCTTATTTTACCATCCCACCATCCCTTTTTAACTCGAGGATCCCATTTGGCATTAGCCGCTTCTCTAGTAAATGAAAGCTTTATTTGCTCCATTTCTATTTCTGAGGCTGATGTCAGAGTTAAAAGTTTGTCATTATGCGTTAGATCCCACTGCATATGTTAAATTTTATTTTCTATGAGTTTCTATGATTCATTTCAGCGATTGAAACTACATTTTTTATAGAATACCCCATTCGATCTAACGTTTCAATACATTGTGTATAGAACGTCAATTGATTTTCTAAAAGGCTAGTTTGTCTAATCCTTAAAGACATATCAGAATTTATAAAGTCGTTTATTTCTTTATAGTCTAATTTTATGTTATGTGCAGTCTTATAATACTCATATCTAAGCTTTCTAAAGTTTGCATCATTTGATTTCTTGTTATATATCGCAGATCGATATTTGGCTAATTTCTCAACCATCATATGCCTAAACGACAACATCAAGACCTGAGCTTCTGCAACTCGATCTATTTTGTATATCATCTTAATGATTTCGCTAATCTTTCTAGCGTATTCACCTCTCTCAGTTTCTAATGCCGTTTCGAGGTCAGATACCTTTTGTTCTTCGTCTGTCATTAGAATAAGTCGCTAGAATTTTTTGATTTCTTTTTACGAAAGTTTATTACCTCCTTGGTCTTAGGTTTTTCTTTCTTTTTATATTTTATGCTACCAATGTCAATTTGTTTTCCCTTGAATTCCACTTCTAGTTGATTAAAATCAACTATCAATTTAAAGCTACCTTTACTATCGGCAACTCGTTTATCAAATTTATCAAGTTCTTCTTCCACTTTACACTGATCTAATATCCAAAGGGTTTGACGTAAAATATTCGTTGTATTTTCTTGCTGCATCGTTTTTCTGTAACCAGCTGTACTTTATTAAGTCGTTAAAATCTTTAACTTCTTTCATGTCGGCTAATCTAGGTTGAACTTTAAAGTCTCTTACTATCTTATTCCACATAAAAACAGTTTTTCTTCGTTTTAGTTTTTCTTCCATTTTTCGACGACCTACATGGTCATTGTCAAATAAATATCTAACTGTTGGAATTTCATCGAACATATCGGTTGGTTTATCTAATCCTGAAATAGACACAGAATTAGGACATAACATCGAATCGATAGGTCCTTCAAAAATTGTAACAGGTTTCATAAAATCTACAAGGGCAATATTAAAATAAATGCTTAGGGTATTCATTCTGATTGCTTCGTCATTTGGCATTTTTAATTCTCGGTCTAATATCAATAGATTGATTTTTTCGATATTGTAACTTACGTATTTTTCTCGTTTAGGTTTAAAATTACGAATCTGCCAACCGAAAGTATGTTGTTTGTCAGGTGTAAGATTGAAAATATAAAGTTGTTCTTCTTTAGGATCGTATAAGAAATATTCTAGTTTATTATGCAGAAATCTGCCTTTAAGATATCTTTCAATTTTGAAATTATCTTTCGGTGATACTAAATTAAGTTTTTTCTTAATTAATTCTAATGGTATAGAATATTCTTTAAGATTTTCAAAGACCGTAAGTTCCATGTAATCTTTTGTAGGTGTGATTACTTGATTTTCTCGAATATAATCAAGAAAGAACATCAAATCGTCTTTATTAGTAACTGATTGGTCAAAGTCTCTAAGAAATTCTACGACATTAGCATGACGCTTTTGACAACCGCCATTATAACAATGAAAGGAAAGCGATTTCCAATAGATATTTCCTCGCTTTTTATGGATATCCGAACCATCACCACAATAAGGACATGCAAAATTGATTCGATCTCTATTTATTTTAATAGAAGATTTAGGACCAGAAAAATTATTAAGGAGTATTTTCTGAACCTTTGCCGTTATTTCGTCTTGTTTTTGTTTTGTTAATTCCATGAGTAGAGAGTAAAAAAGGCATTCATCGAAATGAATGCCTTTGAGTTATTAAATAAGAAATCTTAGTTAATATCAAACTCTTTTAACCAATCTTCAATGTCGCCATCATTACCGGATACAGCATCAGAAGATACTTCAGCAAGGTTTTGAGTTTTAACTGGAGCAGATTGTGCTACTGCACTTGGTTGTGAAGGAGTAGACGGTGTAGTTACTGCAGAATATGCAGCACCTGGATTACCAATTAATTCACCTAAGAATTTGTTAACTCTGTCTCTTTGTTCATCTGACCATGGTTTAAAGTCAAATTCTTCAAGTGGTTGTAATCCATCATATAAAGAAAGGATTAAGTTACGAGATTCAGCGTTGTTTTCCATTTTAACTCCTTTAACCGAGATTGGTGAATTAGCTGTTGCGAATTTACATTCGTCATAATTCCAATAACCGCCTTTAAGTGTAACTTTGATTGAGAAATCTTTACCATCGAAGAAATCGAAGATATTTGTTGGTGTTGTACCCATTTCGATCTCAGTAGCATCCGGTTGGATTTGAGCATCGATTAGCTTTTTAACAGCTTTTGGATATCTGAAAATTTGAATTGTTCCTTCTAATTCAGGACGTTGTGGGTCTTTCACAATCTCAACATAAGAATAGTAGTATTCTTTACGTTTGATGTGTTCTGCTTGTTTTTTGTCAAATGCTGATTCAGATTTGAACAATTTCCAGAATGTGTCTTGAATTACTGATTTTTCGTTAACCGAAGAAGGACAGTCAACGTAGAATCCTTCACCTTCGTGCAATTCTAACCAATAGGAGAATTTCTTAACGATAGATTTTTTAGGGTTCTTGATGTTTGGTACGAATCGTACAATTGCTCTGTAGATAGAGTCTTTAGATAGCTTAGGGTCAGTTTTAAACTCTGAGCTCTTTGATGCAGGTTTTGCTTCTTCTTGGTATGCGTCGATGCCAATGTTGAAGATGTCGAAATTGTTTTCCATTTTACTTACGTTTTATTTACTTTGTTTATTTAATATGACCTACTTATTAGATAGATTCAATCTACTTTCTTAACTTACTTCCGGACTAAAATTAATCAGTCGATTTTACTTACTAGTTATTAGGGTCTTTACTTACTTGTTATATGAATTATATATCCTCTTGGATTCATCAAACATCACCAAAATTTGATATTTTTTCATTCAGCTCTTCTGTGGTATGTCCACATCTAGAATTTTTCTTTTTGTTTTCTCGAGCTTTTAGCATTTGTAAATTACATGGATGTGCCAAGAAAAAAGGATCCATTTTATCTTTGAATCCTTGGGATATTGAATAGATATGGTCTAAATGATTAGCTTTCCAGCTTCTCTTTAAATTTTTAGGATTAATGATATTTTTGAAAAGATCGTAATTCCTCTCGGTTAAAGCTCTGACAAATATAAAATAATCTTCTTTATTGCCTAAAAGCTCTTGATAGTTATTTCTATACGATTCAAAGTTTATTAAATTTGGATTTAGCATCTTATTTTAAATCTACAAACTAAATTTATTTTTTCTTGTTTTTCTCGATCCACTCTTTATAAACCTTAATGGCATCTCTCATACCTTCGGTTTGATGTTCATGCTTTTCTGCTCGGTTCATCATTGTAGTAGCAATAGACATAGCCCATTGATGTTCACCTTTATTTTTTAATGCATCTAATTTTTTACAACTAGATTCTGCCTTTTCTTTGTCGACATATCCAGTTCCTTTAATAGCTCTTCGGCCACCTTTACTATATAAGCCAATATCTGGTGGATTTTTATTTTCTTCGTTTAATTCAACGAATTCTGCGTAGTTTAAGAATGTTTTCATATAGTATATATCTTTAAATATATTGACTTTATGAAACAGTACAGGCCTTAAAGTCATATAATGATTACTTGTATTCAAGGAAATTGAAGAAGTTTATTCCGAGGCAAAGCCAAGGGAAACCCAAGGTTTGCTTGTTATAGTGAAACCCAAGACAAAGCAATTGAATCTATGATGTCGTCGATTGGTTTTGGTAGAGTAAATTCCTCTGCTCGATCAAGTCCTAATTCTACAAGTCTTAATTTGAAAGGAGTGTCTTTTACTTCCAAGAACTTACGCAACATATCACATTTTGAAGCGTTTCCGTTTCCGGTGTATATTTTCTTTAGAGACTTTGGTGGCACCACATCTATGCAATGGCCATAAGATTGAATAATCTTAACTTTCAGGAAAGTATTGAATGATACCAAATCGATAAATGAATTTCCTTTAGATCCGAAAGAGAATCCTTCGATTCTTATTTCTGGATTTTCTGTTATGTGAGGTTTTATTGCTTCAATTATTTGATCTGATAGATTGTCAGCATTTTGTAGTTTTATTCTTTGATCGGCTAACGCGTCTTTAGTGTTACCTCCTTTTTCGTAAGAAATAACACTAATCATATCAGATAAGGCTTTATGAATTTTAAATCCGGCAAGTTCAGAACGATAATTAGGAACGAACGAAAAGATAGTAAGTTTACCATCTTTATTTATTGCTACTGCAGTAGAGTTTATGGAGAAATCAATTCCTATTGTAGTCATATTATATTCTTTTGCCTAAAGCAGCACCTAAAGCAGCACCAACTAAACGACTAGTTAACATATCATAAACTACGCCTTTTTCTATTCCTAAAACATTAGCAATAATTTTCCCAATAGATGAACCTAAAGCAAAACCGGTAAGACCTCCGAAAATAGATCCTAAAAATCCTTCGTTAGTAAGTTCTTCGTTAAGGTCTTTAATAGATTTGTTGTTCATATATTCAGCACAAAATGCTTCTATTGCAGCATCTACTTTAGCTTGTTCTTCAGGAGTAAGCTCAGATTTTAAATTTTCGTTCAGTTCTAATAGTTCTGCTTCAGTAAAACGACCTTCTTCTAGAAGATATTCTTTAAATGTTCTCATTATGATTTGAATTCTTTTAGTAATGAATCTGCTAAATAATTAGCGTTAATGCGAAAAACTAATCCGGCTGCAACATGATTTTTTTCCCAAATCATGCAATCTCTAAAGAAATCCATATTATTAAAGATTGAATCAATCCATCCTGCCATTTCATCTTTAGAATAAGTATCGAGAGTTTTGATGTCAGGTAAGAAACTAACATATGATCCGTCTCGGTCTTTACCTCCCATGATAGTAAATGTAAATCCATGAGAAGAAAATTTGTTTGCTTCAGTTATAAGAGCTCTAAGTTCATTAAATGTTTTCATATAGTATTTATCTTTATTGTAATTGGAAGTCTATTTGCATATCGTTGAAGGCGAAAGTAGCTTCAAAAGTTCTAAATTCTGGAGTTATTTCAGAATAAGACATCGTAAATTGATTTAATCCAGTAAATAAACAATCAGTAAAAATAGAAGAATACATTGCATTACCTTCTGCATCAAATATCCTAATAGGTACATTAACCGAATAAGGATTGGTTGTAGAGAATTTATAATAATAGAAGAAAGTTTCTAACATAATCCAATAATTAACATTACCATCAAGCAATTGAAAAGTTACTGTGAAATTTCTATCAATTAACATCTCTGGAGATAAAGCCTGTCTAAATTTACGAGTTGTACCTTTTGCTGCATCCTGATAACCTGGTTTAACTTGTTCAATAGGAGAATAATTAAAATTAGGTATCGTAATAGATTGAATAGAATAATTTACTAAGTCTGAAACATTTCTGACCGGGGTAGGCATTCTTTGTATATACGGCAAATATCTATTCTTGATTTCTTCAGGAATAAATGTCTTTGGGAGCTCGACTTTAAATAAGTCGTTTCTATTTTGTAATATCATATTATTCTGATGCTAGTGATGAAGCTATTTTATTATGTACTAAGATACCATTTGCATAGTAAGTATGATTGTCTTCTATTTCTAAGTTGTAAACTTTAACAGGTTTCTTATAGCTTATTTCTGTAATTCCTTCGATTACTATTTGCTCTTCAAATTCGTTTAATGCAATATCTCCTTCAGTTAATTGAGCTACTTCTAAATCGTGTAATTCCATAGAAGAAGTAGGATCGAAAGAACTCCAACCTTTATCAATAATCCAAAATGGATGTTCAGGAGTACATTGTATTCCAGTTCCATCTGTAAAATCTAATAAGATAAATTTAGATGCTGAAGGTTGTATTAGAGATTTTACAATTCCTATTTCATTTTCTTCGTAATCTTCATTATACGTTAAAATTTCCATTCCAACTTTTACTTCTTCGATTAGCATTTTAATTCCATCTGGTAATGTGATATATGTACCTTCGATGAAACATCCACCTCCACCTCCACCGGTTCCATTATTGTTACGGGTATTTTGTATAGGTGCAACCGATATAGGTGGTATAGTTATAGGAGAGGTTTTCTGATGAGGATTGTCGACAGGCGTCCAACCTGAGGGAATAC